CTCATTGTATGTCTAGGGCTAATAGAAATAGGGTTGGCAGATCAACACTGTATGTCGCGTCTAGACGGAGGCGTAATGGAAAGACCATTAATTCAAGGCCATGCTTGGAATGTCAGCAGCTTGTAGCCGGTTGCAAGCGGGTGATTTATAGGGATGAGAATGGTAATTGGGTAGATCTATGAATACAGACCAAATGAGTAGACCACTCCAAGAAAAAGTGAAAAAGCTAAAGGCCGATCTTATTCGGGAAGATGGAAGACTAGAAAGACACTGTGAGCATGGGGTTGGGCATACTGTAGGGCATGTCAATCATGCTGAGATTTATGGAGAGTATGCCTTCATGCATGGTTGTGATGGGTGTTGTCGTGGGTGGGAAAAAGAGGAGGAATAAATGCTAACTATACTTGATCCTGGACTGTATCACGCTCTTAAAGCTGTAGTTAACTATATCCTTTGCCCACTCCCGATTGTAGGCAAGGATCTTGATCCTGAAGTAGTTAAGGCTGCTGAGTATCTTAAGCAACTATTGAGGTAGTGGGCTAATAAATAGTGGTAGTTATAGAGGCTCAACAAGCATAATGAAATGGAGACTAAATAATGCCTTCACATCCTGATAGAATTAGGAAGAATTATGAGGAAAGAACCAAAGTTATATGCAGGATTGCCTACCTTGCCCATCAATGAAGATGATATACCATTCTAGGCATGCAAGAGTGTATACTAAGTATACACTGTATACCGTTGTATACACCTTTGGGGTGACAAAAATTGTTACTGACAAATTCATGATCCTATATAGAAGGGGAATATGTCAGTAAAGTATAAATTAACATAACCGTTAGGGCTCTTAATGGGGCTCTACTAACCCATCTTCATTGCCTAGGTGCCTCCATATTGTGCGTTCAGTAACCCCTTGAATTGCGGCTATAGCCCTAGCAGCCTCAGACAGTGACATCCCACAGCTAGCCTGTAATCTAGCTACTTTGGCTTGTGTGTCTAGTCTCTGAACTTCAACAAATGGCCTATTGCCAAGAAGTGTGTGGCGGTTGGTACTGGGATCTCTTAGGAGTCTATAGGACTCTGGTGCTGGCCCCTTGTATTTCCGCAACCGTAGCTCATAGACACTATCAGCTCCCTGAGCCGCAGCCGACTGGCCTCCAGCCCTGCCCATATAAAAGATGTTGGTGGCAGCATCCTCGATGGCTGAGGCACCACGGATAGCGTAGGCTTTACGGGTGTGCTCCTGGCCGTTTCTGTCGATGTTTGGTTTGCCGAGATGGGCTAGGACTAGGCAAGCAGCGCCTACCCGCTGAGCTACAAGGCTCATGGTGTCTAAAACATGCCTCATTTGGACGTTATCATTTTCAGCATCAATACCTGTGATGAAGGCAGAAAGAGGATCAAAGATTATAAGGTCAGAGCCCTCCGCCCATGCGGTTAGTTTGTCAGCAGCAACTTGGTTGATTTTGCCTTGAGTGACTACCCATTTGTCATATCTAAGTTGTGCTGGCCCAAGAAGATAGATGGGATTGGTGTCAGGCATTGACCAGCCGAGCTTCTTCCAGAGCCCCTGGATGACACCATTATAGTGTTCACCCAGAATATAGAGGATGCGCTTAGCTTGGATTGTGGGTTTCAGCTCACCCCACAATGGGGTATTATTGATCAGGGAAGCACACATCTCTAGGGCTATAGTGCTCTTACCAATGTTGGTTTCTCCTGCTATGACTAATTCACCTCGCCTAGGCAGGAGGCCAGGGACAATATCGGGCGGACCCTCTTCTACTGGAGCATTGATAAGAATTGCTAATTCTTCAAGCTTAGGTATAGGAATACCTGGAATGGTCATCTACGGCCCTTATCGTTGACCGCTAGCCCATAGGTCCTAGGGCACAAGCTTTAAGATTTTTAGATTTGGAGGTGGAGCAGTGTAGCATATCAGACCACAATCTGTCAAGGCTTGACAAGACGCTAGGGAGTATGTTATTCTAGCATCCTCAAACCCACAACCCAACCCAACGAAAGGCAGGCAGACTAGTGCTAATAGTCCTTATATGCACTTCACTTATTTTTATGTTTTCCCTCACTTCTCGGAGAACCCTGCTATGAAAAAGTTATTGGGGCTATTGCTGTTACCAGTCATATGGGGTTGCAATCCGCCCATTCCGCCCCCGGAGCCACCAAAGCAAGCCTGCTTTGCTCCCCATGTTTCACCACCTGGAAAGTATGCAATTAGTGTAAATGGTGATACACCTACATTTACTGGGGAGGATGGCTATACTTATAGTATTTTACCTGCTGGGATCTACATCATAAAGATAACAGCAGCTGGATTTGAACCATTTGAACAGCAGTTTGACCTGCAAACTATTGCAGATGGCTCCTGTGATTATTTTATCAAGATGAAGCCCATCATCCCACCCTTACCGCCATTGCGGGTACAGGGACAATTCTTTACACAGGCGGGTGCTCCATTTTTTCTCAATGAAACCAGTGACTTCAATCTCTACAATAGATTCCTGTCCGGGGAATATATTGATCCAATCCTGCAACAGCGTAAGAGCTTGGGATTCAATAGCTTGCGGGTGTGGACCCAATATGATCTCAGTCAATATGGGATTGGTACCTTGCTCCTTAGTCAGCATCCAGATCTTTATAGCAGATTGTCAGAGTTTCTGCTTTTAGCTAAGCGATATAGTTTCTATGTTAATCTCACAGCATATACGGGAGCCTATACCTGGGGCTTTACATCAGAGCACTGGACTAGATTGTGTGCGGCTGTGCAGGGCTCTACAAATGTCTTGTTATCATTGGTAAATGAGAACGATCAGGCAGCAAATAATATCAATACAGCACCATTCCAGCCTTGTGCTGGGGTATTAAGCTCACATGGTAGTAATGGTAGTCAGCAAGATCCGGTAACTCCTGTCTGGGGTGATGGTTGGGCAGAGTTCCATACTAATGATGCTTTCGAGTGGTGGCGGAAAGCCGGGCATAATGGGATGGAGATAGCTGATCTGTTCCATCTACCAATCCATGCAGATGAGAACACCCGCTTTCCTGATAAAGATTCATCCCTAGTCCATGCTTATGATTCAGCCGCTGGAGCAGTATTGCTCATTGCTGGAGCTACCTTTCATAGTGTGCATGGGAAGAACTCTACCCTGTTTGAGGGGGCCGAATTGGATGCTGCAAGATCATGGAATGCAGGGGTTGCCTCAGTTCCAGTGGCGTGTCATCTTGCTGGCCCATATAGACATAGACAAGATCTTGAAACACAGGATCTACTAAGGGTCTATCAGCGCGGAGATGATCCTAATTGCATAGTAAGGATTAGACAATGATTATGAAGCTGCTGGGAGTTTATTTACCCTGTTGTATAGCTGGATTTATATTAGGTAGATTGACCTACTACCTAGTATGCAAATATGAAGTTTATGATCAAAGTGCAAAATCAAATGCGTGCTTACGAACGGAGAACAGATACACTTTGCCAAGACACGCTCGATTGGTTAAAAATGAGGGAAGAAGAATGTAGTGAGCGAGCCAAGAAAAAGGAGAAACCCACGATAAGGAAGCAAGCCATTACAGAGAAGAAACCCATATGAAGGAGGCGAGCCATATATGATTTACTTTTTAATTGGTTTCATTGTTGGTTTTGTTGCAATGACTTTATACTTACGAACAAGGTGATAGAGCATGGGTAAGATTATTATTTTACATGACCGTAGCAGAGCTATTACCGACTGGAGATGTGAGCGCAGGCGGTACTATGAGTATGAGTACGAAGGAAGGGGCATCGTCCCTGATAACACTGCTCTTGAACTGTATATGGGCACTGCTATTCACGATGGCTTGGCTGGTATTGCTTATCAGCATACTCATGGAGCGGTGGATATAAATGCGTTAGCCACAGCCGGCAGACAGCAAATGGTTCAGGCCCTACTTACTGATCTTACTGGAGAGGTAGAGGCTGAAGCTGTACATTTTGCTAATGAACAAGCAACTCTTGTTGAGGGGTTACTAAGAGGATTCTATAAGTTCGTATGGCCTAAGCTTATGACTCAGTATCCTACAATTGTGGCTATAGAGCAAGAAATGATCTATAAGCATGATAACATGATTTTTATGTCTCGGCCAGATTTAGTAGTTAAAGATAATGAAGGTAATTGCTTCTATATCGAATATAAATCCACTTCTAGCAAAAGAGAAGAATGGGTGAATAGCTGGAATACTGCTGTGCAAGTTCATTCTAGTATTAGAGCTATTGAAGCAACCACTGGAGAGAAGGTTACTGGGGTTGTGATTCAGGGATTATACAAAGGTTTCCAAAGCTATGGTAAGCAGTCATCCCCATTCTGCTATGCATATCATAGAAGCGGTACACCACCATTCTCTAGTTCAGAAACTACCTATGAGTATAGATCAGGGTTCAAACGGGTTCCTACCTGGGAATTGGATGGTGGTGTCAAGACATGGGTAGAGGGAATGCCCGAAAATGTATTAGCTGAACAGTTTCCACAGACACCACCGATATTTGTCAGGGATGATCTTGTTGATAGTTTTTTCAAGCAGAGAGTAGGTAGGGAGCAGGAAATAGAGCTAGCTAATGAACTACTGAAGATGGTTGAGGACGAAGAGGATAAAACAGCGTTGCTCAATAGTGCTTATAATCAGAATTTTGAGCAGTGTCAACCATCGTTTGGGCATGGCTGTCCGTATAGGATGCTCTGTCATGGTGGGGTAGATAAGCCACTAGAGCATGGATTTGCGTGGAGGGTGCCTAACCATCAGATGGAGAAGGAGCTATTGGATGCCTAATAAAAGATACTTGTCTGGGCGTAGGTTCGAGTATGAAAGGGCTAAGGCATGGAAAGGCATGGGTTATACCGTAACTAGGGCAGCTGGAAGTCATGGTCCCTATGATCTGTACTGTGCAAGGGCCAATGCTCCTATGGTTTGTATCCAGTGTAAGCGGGTTAAAACAGTTAAGCAAGCTGAACAGTTAATTGCTAAATTTATGGCTAACCCACCATTTCCACCTGGAGCAATTTCCTGGAATCAACGCATAGAGGTTTATGTTACTTCAACCAAGCAACTATTACGGGGGTGGGCATGAAGATCCATAAGTGGGCTGATCTAAAGGCTAGATCTAAGGCCAACCTTCGTGCTCAAAATGAAGGAATTGCTTTCCAGAAGCTGCCAATTCATACCTGCGAGCAGATGACTATAAATAAGCCCTTTGCAGTGCTTCTAGCTGAGGTTAGTACGTGCCCATACTGTGGTAAATCTCTTCAAGGGGGCGATGATCAGTCATGAAACCCGGAAAGCATGTATGTGCCTATTGTGACAGAGAAAGAGATCGCTGCAGAGTAGTTACCGTATATATAAATGGTGTGCCAGAATATTGTTGTCCTCAGTGCTGGAGAGAGCAGGATTTTGATAGATATTTGTATAAATATAAGCAGGTGCAAAATGAGCCGAATGCCTACTGAGATTGTTATGTCATTATTAGATGGTCTTGGGGACTATTTGCATGAGGGCAAGCTGGAGGATCGCCTAACTAAGGAATATGTTGGAGAATTAGATAAATTATATTGGCAATTTGCTAGTGGAAACTGGGATGTTGTTGACCGAAAGGCCAGTAAAAATGAGCAAGGATAGACTTAATTATCTTATGCCTGCGGCCCCAGATCTTGAACCTGGGCAGCTTATTGTGGACATACAATATGGTAGTAGACATCACCGAATAGGGGGTAAATTGACCTATTATGTAGATGCCATTGAAGTTATCGCCAATGTGGTTGATTCTATATTTGACAAGGATGATGAGTTGGCCGCTAAACTTGATCCTAAAGCAAACCCTGAGGGTGTCATGCTTGACAAGCGAGCTTGAAGTATGCTATCCTACCATCATCCCAACCAATCTAACGAGGTTTCCATGTTGCAAGCCGAGCATCCTGGCGGCAAGCTGATCGAATATGGTTTCCTTATCTCTGTAGAGCTTGAGGAAAACAGCAAAACCAAGCCTGAACATCTATATGATAAGTTTGCTGATTGTCTGAGTTTTGTTGAGGGTGTGGGGACTGTTGAGGTTACGCCCCTTGGGATTCTAGAGGTTGAAGCTGAAGGAGCATAATGATGGGGAAGTGGTATTACTATTGCACAAAGCACCAGAAATATAAATTTCATCGACAACCACGGACAGCGTGTCCTGGCTGCTGGTGGTTGTGGTTTATGTTAGGAGATGCCTCCGATGGAGATGAACATTCTGGTTTAGTAAGGCTAAAGGAAAATAATGGCTAATAAAAGAACTATCCTGCTATATGGCAGAACGAACAGCGGCAAGACTGCCCAAATCGGGGAGCTAGCTGAATATGTCAAGAAGACTGAGAAAAAGAATACTCGTCTTTATACGGCTGATAAGGGCGGCACTGATACCATCAGGCCCTACATTGATCTGGGCATCATAGAGCCAGTAGAGATGGGAACTACTGATCCTTGGATCTTTCTCAATAAGGCTGTTAGGGGATATGTCAGGGATAGCAGTGGAAAGTGGGTGCCAGGGAAGAATGATAATATTGGCATGTTTGCCTTTGAAAGTCTCAGGGCTATTGCTGAGGCTTTGATGACGAATATGGCTCAGAAGGCAGCACAGAATATTAACATTGGGGGTGGAGCTAATATCTCATTTACTGTTACTGGCGATGGAGAGTCACTGAAGATTAGTGGCAGCAATATGGCTATGTTTGGAATTGCCCAAAACAGGATTACTGAAGAGGTATGGGAATCACAAAAGCTAAGTGCTCCGTTCATCTTGTGGACATCTAGTGTGAGCAAGGATGAAGATACTACTGCAGCAGGTAAGATCTTGGGGCCTGATGTTATTGGTAAGGCCCTAACCGCTGAGGTTCCTAGGTGGTTTAATCTGGTTTTTAGGATTGATGTTTTGCCAGCACAGGCAGGCAAGCCTGAAAGGCATGTGTTGTATTTGGGAAATCATGTGGATGTGGGGGCTGGGAATGCTGCCGGATTAGGTAATACTAGATTACCACTGGATGCACCTGCACCAGCCCAAAACCTTATCGAACCAGCTTCTATCGTTAAAGCACTGCAAATGATTGAGGGAGGGCACAGTGTAGCAATTGAAAAGATTAAACAGCGGTTGGCACAAGCAAACTAAAAGGAGAGAAAAATGGCAGATCTAAGCTCACTCAACGGACTTCTTCCTGCAGAACCATTGGATTTGGACATCTACGCAGATGCTAAGGAAGGGCAGGCACTACCAAAGGCAGGACGATATACAGTACGAGCGCCGGAATCCTTTCCATCAACGTCGTTTGGTGCGACTAAGGCTGGATTCCTCAGCGCACAGATTGATCCGACAGTCGTGGGACCCAGCAATGAAGGATTCACACTGAAGTATACCAAGGTCAGTGCAAAGCCTTTCAAGCGTGGGGGAATGAGTGTTAGTCAGCTGGGAGATTATCTCCGAGCTACTGGCTACTCAAATAAGATCGGGGGAGATCCACAAGCACAAGCAGACGCTGTAGAGCAGACAGCCAATAAGGTCTATACTGTAGAGCTTGATTGGCGTGCTTATAATAAGAATACTGGGTTCACCATTAAGGGGATGAAAAACTTTCCATCAGACGGTAATGGTGGGCACCAACAGTATGTATTGGATCCTACAGACAAGGATGAACAAGGCAATCCAGTGCGTATATGGGCACGAGCTGAGATTATTAGATTTGTTCCAGCCAGCAACTAAGACTACAAGACACATCTAGGGCCTAGATTCTCTGCTAAGCTTTGCTCCTGGGCAGCAGAGATTTTATGACAGGGGAACTGGGGAGGGCTGATCACCCTCCCTGGGTGCATTTTTAGCCTCCTCTGGCTAGTCTTAAATGATCATCCTTCCTTGGAGCTATCATGTCAGCTATTATTACTGAGGCTACAGCAAGTTCACAAGAGATTTTTGATGTGATTGAAAAAATCGAACCGGCTATTGATGGGATTAGAGAGAGCCATGTGGTAATGGCTTTGCTGACGATGGTACTGGCTATTCAGAAGCCCGATTTGTCAGCAGAGGAACTAGGTAATGGTGTAAAGGAAGTTAGCAGGTTTGTGTGTATGCTACTTGATTCGCCGACTGATAAGAGTAAGATGAATTGAAAGGTTATTAGTATACCAATGGCCCCCATACAGAAGCCCGGACGTAGTAAGCAGGATTATCAGACGCCAGCTGTGCTTATTAAAGCAGTGCTAAAGCGGCTTGCTGTTGATAGGTTTGCTATAGATCTAGCTGCTGATGCTACAAATGCTCAAGCAGCTTACTGGTGGGATGAAGAAAAAGATAGTCTCAAACAATGCTGGCGGGGTATGAATGGGTGGTGCTGGCTTAATCCACCGTTTGCACAGATCAATCCTTGGGTAAAGAAGGCTTGGGAGGAATCACGGGCCGAGGTTGTCTGCCCAGCTAAAATCGCTATGTTAGTTCCAGCAGGAGTTGGGGCTAATTGGTGGAGGAACTGGGTAGATGGGAAAGCTCATGTACTATTTTTAAATGGTAGGCTTACATTTACAGGTGAAACAGCGCCTTATCCCAAGGATTGTGCATTATTGCTTTATACATCGTATATTACGGGTGGTTATGAAGTATGGGACTGGAGGCATTGATGGGGTATGATAATTCAAGGCTCATAGAAGAGCCTGATGATCTGTATAGAGAAACAGATGATGAGTCAATCATGGAATATCGAGAGAGAGTTATGAATGATCTGCAGACTGCTGTTACATCATTTTTAGAGTTCAGCACTGCAAGCGAATTGATTAAACTAATTGCTGAGTGCCTATAGAATGAGCTTAGCTAAGCCTCCACATTGTCATGGATGTTTTGGATGGTCATGGGGATCATCAGGATATGTGCCTGCTTCGGGATCTGGTACTAATGGAGTGCTGGTTGTAGCTGAAGCTGCCGGGGAGCATGAGGCTCAGGACGGCTTACCACTTATTGGTAAGGCTGGACACTATCTATGGTCGCAGTTGGCTCGGGCAGGAATAGATCGGGAAGGATTTAGGATCCATAATTGTCTATCGTGTAGACCTCCAAAGAACGTATTGGCTGGGGCAAGTTATGAGCAGGATGTTGTCACATATTGTGCTCCCCTACTAGATGCTACCATTGCAGATATGCAAAATAGAGCTAGACAGTTTGGGAAGCATCTGATTATCTTGGCGCTGGGAAAAATAGCATTTAAGCGAATCATGGGGATTGAGAGTAAGAACCAGATCTTTCGCTATGACTATCTGGGCTATCCGCTATGGAGTGATAGATATAACTGCTGGGTGATGGCAGCTGAACATCCTAGCTTTCTAATGAGAGGACAACATAGCCGGGTTCCAATTCTACAATTCATTTTCAAGCGGGCTTTGGAGATTGCTGAGCAGGGGCTTAAGTTGGATGACTCAAAGTATTTAGAAGATCCAGCACCAGAAAGATTTCTGGAGTGGGTCAAGGCTTGCCTACACTATCTGCATGAAAATACTGAAGCAATCCTGTCTTATGATATTGAGACACCACATAAGCAGGGGCAAGATGAGGAAGAAGCTGCTAAAGAGGATGATGGAGATTATACGATTCTAAGGTGCTCATTCTCGTATGCACCTGGAATTGCGGTTAGTGTTCCCTGGACAGCTCCATACATCCCAATGATTGAGAGTTTGTTTGCTTCACCACATGAAAAGTGTGGATGGAACAATTACCAATATGATGATCCTCGAATCAGAGCCCAGATGCCCATAAATGGAGATTTACTGGATGGGATGATCATGTGGCACGTTCTTAACTCTGCACTAGATAAGGGTTTGGGGTTTGTGACACCGTGGTATGTCCATAATACCAGTATGTGGAAGCATTTGAGCGATGAGCGGCCCGCCTATTACAATGCCAAGGATGCTGACATGGCACTGAGGAATGTATTAGGTATTAGGAGGGATCTCAAAGCTAATGATCTCTGGAAGGTCTATGAAAATCATGTAGTAAAGCTAAATAGAGCCCTTAGTTATATGAGTGAGATGGGTGTGCTAAGGGATGAAGAAATGCGTAATGCAGCTGAGAGTAAGCTTAGCAATATACTCAATAAAATTACGTATGATATGGCTGCAGTAGTTCCCGATGCTGCCCGACGACTGAAGATCTACAAGAAGCTGCCTAAGGAACTTAAAGGGCTAGATGGGATCGAACTAGAAGAGGCTGCAAAAGCTCTTAATATGGCCCAGGTTGAACGATCTATGCCAGTTAAGCGGTGTAGCCTTTGTAGAATATCAAATCCCCATAAAAGTCATTTTAAGCCAGCCAGCAAGAAGCAGATAGCTGCAGGGTTAGATAAAGTATGTGCTGAGGCTGCTGTAATTACGGTTGAAGAGATGGTTAAAGTATGGGCTAAGCAGTTGGACTTTAAAGCCAGTAAGCTTGGTTTATCTATGTATCAGGGGGCGGTTCAACATAGGTCTATTGTCGATTGGAAAGAGCAGAAGACGACATTTGATGCTAAGGCTATAGTGAGATTGGTTAAGCAGTACCCGAATGATTCCTTATATCCATTGATCCTGAAGCACAGAGAAGTTCAGAAACTGCTCGGAACCTATATAGGTATTACGCAGCTAGGTGGAAAGATCAAAGGTGGGATGGATATTGCTGCTGATGGTAGGATCCATACCCAATTTTCGCACAACCCCTCTACGCTGAGATTAGCTAGTCAGCACCCTAACCTCCAAAACCTACCAAGACCAAAAGGTAAAGATGATCTAGCTACTATTATTAGGAATTTGATTATTGCTGGGCCGGGGCAGATCTTCCTGGCCTGTGATTATTCTGGAATAGAGGCAGTGCTTACTGGTTATTTTGCTTTAGCCCCTAACTATATCAGATTAGCAAAGATAGATGTCCATTCGTACTATACTGCTTATGCTCTACATGAGCTAGATGGTAGAGTTAGTGCTAATGATCTTCCATTGGTAAGTTGGGATGATGCCAAACTAACTAGTCATTTAGCTGCTATTAAGGCAGAGTTTAAGGCTGAGCGGAATAATTTGTATAAGCATTTAATCCACGCTGGAAATTTTTTCCAAAGCCCAAAGGGTGCAGCAGAGAAGATCTTTGAAGAGACTGGTATAGAATATCCAGTAGCTAAAGTGGCCAAAATTATGGGGATCTACTTCGATCTATTCCCAGAGATTAGGCGCTGGCACTGGACCTTGATGTATCAGGTAGAAAAGGACGGCTATCTTAGGAATCCATTTGGCTATGTGCATAGGTTCTTTAGGCCGTTTGATTATAAGAAAGAAGGCGGGAAGTGGAAGAAGGAGCCTGGGCAGGATGCTAACAGGCTGATTGCCTTTCTACCACAGAGCACAGCAGCAGGGATTATTAAGGAGGCAATCCTTAGGCTTTACTTCAATAGATTTGAAGAAGCTGGGCAGTATATGCGGTTACAGATACATGATGAAATTTTTTGTGAGGTTCCTGAGGCTGAAGTAGATAGAGTTAGCCCGATTGTCCGGGAAGAGATGGAAAAATCCATTCCTGAGCTTAGGCTACCAGCAAGTTATAAGATGGGTGAATGCCTGAATATTCTTACAGAGGATAAGAAAGGCTATAGATGGGGTGAAATGAAATGAAGTGGAGAATTGAGTGGGCACCATTGGTGATGAATTCTGGGATATTTATCTATTATGTATGCCAGGAGCTAAGGGGCAATGATTCGGTTGGTCGGATGCTGTATTGGTTTGGAGCTATTATTCTAACTGCTGGCCTGTTAAAGATGAGAGGATAGGATGCCGTATATTGATCCTGGCAAACGAGCTATAGCTAGAAAATTGCCCATTACCTCTGGAGAGCTGAACTTTGCAATAACTAACTGTCTTAAAAAGTATATGCTATTTTGTATAGGTGATAAGGGTAAGCTAACCTATCAGATTATCAATGATATTCTGGGGGCACTAGAAGGTGCTAAACTAGAGTTTGTCAGGAGGATAGTTAATCCATACGAGGATGAAGCTCTTAAGAAGAATGGTGATGTCTATGGGAAGAGCTAATAATAAAAAGCGGGCTGCAAAGCAGATGAGTAAAAGTCAGCAACGCAGACTAGATCACATGACAGAGGGGACCAAACGAATGGCCACTAAATGCTATATTGCTGCACCGTGGATAAATAAACCTGAGGCCCTAGTAGCTAAAGAGGCTTTTGAAGCAGCAGGGCTGGAAGTTACCGCTAACTGGATTACTAGGTATTGTGAGCCTGGATTAAGTCAAAGATATTTGGATGGGACACATGGGCCTGATGATGAGCAAGAACTCATGCGACAGGCTATGAATGACATTGATGACATTAGTATATCTAATATCTTTGTGATCCTAAATCTTGCTAAATCGGAAGGTAAGGCTACAGAGTTAGGATTGGCTTATATGCTCGGCATTCCAACTATTGTTGTTGGATCTAGGGAGCGGAATATTTTCTATTATCTACCTGGAATTGCCAGGGTTGATAGTGTTGATGCTGCTATTAAGCTAATCAAAGATGCTGTAGATAAAGCAGAAGCCGGGCAGAACGATGGTGGGCTGGGGAATCAGTAATGGGGTGGTATGAAATTCTGGATGAGCCTGATAAAGATGGGAATGTGGCATTCTGGAAAACATGGGTAAAGGCAGAATATCCTGCATATTTAGGGATAATGAATAGTACGGAGGCGGCGGATATGCGTAAATTTGAGACTGGTGCTACTAGAGATTCTGATGAAACCAAGCATGATCCTGAAGGATTCAATTCACCACTGGTTGAGCTTAGATTCTGCGAGTACATGACTAAGCATAGAATTCAGACTGATGGTGGTCTCAGAGCCTCAGACAACTGGCAAAAAGGCATTCCAAAAGATGCCTATATGAAGTCAATCTGGAGGCATATGCTGGACCTGTGGCTTCACCATAGAGGCTATGGCCATAAAGCAAAAGAGCCTCTTGAAGAGGCTCTGTGTGCGCTGAGATTTAATATTGATGGTTATTTGTTTGAGATATTGAAGGAGCAGGGTAATGGATAAATGGGCAATTTCTATATGGTGTATTCTAGCGGCAGTTGGTTTGGGGATATGTATATGGAGCGCAGGTAAGCCAGTTCTGCAAGCTACAGAGAAACCATTTAATGTCTATCAAGCTGGGCCGAATTGCGTATATGTGATTGGAGAGGTTGGTAGGACTGTAGCTATTACGGCACTTCCTGGTCCTTGTCAATAAGCAATAAAAAACCCCTACCTAGATTAAAATCATCTTGGGGTATGAGAAATCACACCCAGGAATACTTTTGATTCCTGATAGGGGTTTGGTGTATCTGGGATTATTAGTATATTACTTACTTTTTGAAGAACTTACCTACTGATTCTACCATTGCATCATACATTACACCACCAGAGTAGGATGCACACGGCCTTCCGAAGCCTAATTGAAGTACACTGATTACCTCACCAGTATCACTTAGGACTGCACTACCACTATTCCCACCACAAACGGTCATATCAAACATCATACGGTAGCCATAATCATCTGCACCAAATAGGATGTGTGTCTTTAAGGAAGCAATATTGCCTTGGAATAGCTGGATAGTTTGTAAGCCTAGAGGATAACCATAGACCCTGATATGATCACCCGTATTAGGAGATTTACCAGCTATCTTAAAAGATACTACCCTTAGAGTGGGTGTGAGAAGGACGGCAATATCATTAGGTGTATCTTTGTAAGTTACTTTAGCTTCATGAAAGATAGCTTCTGTACCATCTTTAGGCTGCTCTACATAGACAGTACCAAGCTCAGTACAATGAGCAGCAGTAAGCCACAGGCCAATATCCTCATTAATTGAGTTTACTGTACAGATCTGCTGATAACCCTGCTCTCCTGTGTTTTCATTTATTTCCACAGCCCACAGAGCCCTAACAGAAGCTATGGGATAATTATAGCTATTAGCTGTAGTAGCTGATGATGGAATAAGAAGAATTGTAGCTAGAATAACAGCAGATATAAAGCGTTTCATTGGTGGGATCCCTGGATGAGCATCCATCGGCACTTGGGAAGTGCCTAAAGTTTAGTGGGTCTACTGAACTTGAAAGGGAATTGGTGAGGAATAGGAATAAGAACCATCTCTGAAGTAGATCTGGACCAAAGCTTGATAGTCTCCTGACATTAAATTAGTCCAAATGAGTTGGCTGGTTGGGAGATCGTTGATACTATAATCTCTGCAGGTCATAGAAGCTATGGCCGAACTAATGCCTTGCCATACTCTGGGATTATCAGTGTCTGGGGTGAAATCACCATAACCTATCCAAACCCATTGGACACAGTAAACAGCAATTTTAGGATCTGGCTCTAGGCGTAACTTGACAATGCGGTAATGTTCTGAGCCAAAAGTAGGATAGACACTAAGCTCAATTGGCTTGTGGTTTAGGATCTGCTGTGGGGTTGATCTTAGATTTCTTACGTCTGGGTTTGGTGAGTGGGCCAATAATCCACTCGTCCACAACCATAACCCTAGGAATGAAAGTATGATCCCTGTAGCGCCCGTCTTCACCGATTTCACCTGCTAAGGATACTCCAATTTCGTCTGATCTTACTAAGAAACCAACACTTGTAAAGCGGTATGGTTTATGATCTACATCCTTACTATCAAACATTTCTGAAGCGCCGTGAGCGTCGTCCCATACTATACAAGCTAGAATGGGTTTGACAGCCATAATATCACCCAGTAAAGATTCTTACACTGAATAGATCTTGCCGTTAATGATGGCAGTGCCGTTGATGATTATCGATACATAGTCATTGAACCGATTTTCTGGCCCACCAACGTAGCCCCAAAGGAAGCCCTGCATCCAGCGGTTCGGGGAGCCCCCACCATACTTTGGATTTTTTTTGCAGAGGCAAGGAACAGCGATTCCTGTATGACCGTTGGATTCAAGTGCTGATGTCTTGGTAAAAGTCTGATAGGTATGGTGATGGCCAAATCGCACATTGGCTTCAAAAGCAGCTGTGGCCCATTTTGCACAATGCTCACCGCCTTTAATTTGATCACCATGAATAAAAACAAGCTTGCCTAACCTATGTGATTCACCCTGTGGAATGATCTTCCATCTCTGCGAGAGATTCAGTACAGCTCTAACATCAATGATTCCCTCCAAAGCTGGAATCTGCTCAACTAAATCTGTAAGCCAATCTTCATGGTTTCCAACAATATAGGTAAGGGACTTTTTTGTGGCTGCTTCGACAGGCTCAATGATAACCTTTCTGCATTCTTTAGCATCGCCAAGTAGACGAAATCCCTCTACTGCTCCAGGTTTACCGTGATTATGATGAGAAATCATCCCACAATCTAGAATATCTCCCCCTAGAATTGTGTGATCGGGCTTAAAATCGGCCATAAATTTCAGGGCAACTTGAATAGCTTTTTCATCATGTAGGGGAACTTTATGGCCATTCCGCCGTTCATAACCAAAGTGGGTGTCAAACAGGGCTGCAAATTTCTCCATGAAGCTCCTTTTGGTTATTAAGTTTATATGGTGGAGAGTAGATAGGATACCACATCTAGCTCCTATTTGTCAAGGTTGGTCAGGAAGCGGATAGCCCAGTTTTTGTCAACCATCATTACACCAGATGGGCCTATAGGAGATTTTTTCTTTAAAGTAGCTGTGTCGGGATGTTTGCCTTTATTGATAGATAAAGCTTTGACCAAGCCACAGATTCTGGCATGACTTACAGCGATACAGAGATCACTGCTTTCTACAAGCTCCTTAATGAATGGTACTGCCCGATCTAGGAAGGTCTGATAGGATTCTCCACCTTTGACTACTTTATTGGGATTGTCAATGTGGGCGAGTACTTCATCAAGGACATCGTTGACCTTCTGACCTACATAAATACCTAGATTCCAGTCTCTAAGTTCTTCTTTAGGCTGGATTTCTAGGCTTAGCACTTGGGCGATTTCTTCAGCAGACTGGACAGCTCGTACTACATCAGAAGCATAGAGGGCAGTAACATCCTCGACCAAACCGAGAGCTTCTGCAGTTTCTCTGCTGGCCTTCATACCCTCTAGGGTTTGAGGAATAGGTAGCCAGCCCCTGAATTTTTCAGCATTGTGCTGACCTGTACCACTATTATCATTATAGGCAGTAATGCCATGTCTAACTAGAATTAGCATCTTATTTTTTCTCCCACAAGGCACAACAACCTTCAGCTGCTACCTCACCTTCGATTATTTTACAGGCATCTGGAGCCATAAAGTATTCACAAGTGGAGCATTTAAAAGGGCCTTTTTCTGGTGGATCATAGCGAGCTGCTTCCTGACTAACTTTAGTCTGCTTTTCAGGAGCTGCTTTCTTTAGGCCAAAAATGGGAGTAGCCATAGTTATCTTATAGATAAAAGATGGTCTAAAATACCGGTTAATTTATGTTTTACTGACAAATACCCCCTCTATATAGGGAAACGAATATGTCAGTGACAATTTTTGTCACCCTACTGCCTAGTACTCATGGGGGGGGGGGGGCCCGGAGGTTATCTAACCCGCCCAGGTAGACCCTTAGGGAACCGGGCCTGAGGAAGCTGTCCTAGGCGGCCCTGGAGAGAGCTGAGGATATCAGTAACCTCACCGGCTGATGGGGCTACTTGACCAACTTCAGCTGCAGGCTCTACTACAGATAGGTCAGAAAGGCCCTGAATGGCCTTAGGAGCACTTTTAATCAGCTCGGCCATCCTAGCTGCTGTCCTGGCCTGTTGGCCACCCTGGATAAGCTCAGACATCCTACTGGCCACTGCTGGGGCCATCTCTGCAGCTTCCCCAGCTCCCCGTAGTGCAGCTACACCACCAAGACCTAATCCAGCTATACCAGCTAATTCAATAGGACCAGTCAAGCCTCTAAGACCTTCTAAGGCACCAGCCCCAAAACCCCTAAGTCGAGCTTCCCAAGGCTGCCTGCCAACTGTAGGTGTATCAATAGCTTCCTGTGCCCTACGAACAGGGGCTTCCGGGACCAAAGGTTCATTCCACCATGCCATGTCATCTACTCCATTTCTGTAATGTTTACTATCCTATACCAAAAAGCTTAAAGCTCTATCTATCCAGCCCAGAAGGAAAGCTAGCTGGGAAGGGTTCTTCTTGACAATTCTGCAGATCATCCTAATCCTTGCAATGACCAGGGCATTATTGACAGCATCAGAATTGAATTTGCTAAGGACAGCTACGGTCTGAGGACCAAGAACTCCATCTGCCTCCACACCAATGATTTCCTGCAGCCTGATAATAGCTATTCCTGGACCAGAATTAACACCAAAATCTATGAGCTGAGTCCTGAGCTTACTATCAGGCAATTTGTCAAAACCTGGACCTTGAATATACTTCTTTGTATATATAGCTTTGGCTTCCTCGGAAGTTACCTTACCATCAGCCCAAGCCTCTGGGTTGGCTTTCTCGGAAATGCCATAAGCTGTCCTACCACCCTTATCAGCAGGATTATCAACCAACCCACCTTCCCGTTTCAGGAGATCATCAATTACGTCGGCCATAGTACCTCCGATTAGCGCAGCTTGCCATTCAAAGCTTGTTCAATTCTTTGGAGCCTAGCATCCATACCAGCAAATTTTGCGTCGATCTTATCATCGGCGCCCTTAAACTTAGTCTCAATAAGTTCCTTAAGATCTTGATGCCTGATATCTTGACCACTGATCCTGGACTCTAAACGTACTGCCCAGCCAGCTATACCAAGAACCGCTGTACCAATCACTGTCGTCATCGAATCCAACATAATTATCTCCGAGGGGGTCCAAATAGATTATCAAGTTCTGCGGGTGCGAAAAGATCTTCCTCAGCTTGTTGACCTATACCTAACATTTTCAAAATATTGGGCTCTTCTTTAACTGCTACTGGATAAGCTCCTCTAGGTATAGTTTTTACTGATGGATCAGTTATAAATTTTGCCCATTCTGTTATAGGTTCTGTGGTAGGTAGTGGGAATGAGCGGGGGATTTCCTTGATTGCACCGGTGATAGCAGGTTTACCTGCTCGAACAGCTTGACCAGCTGAGAAGCCTAAAGATGCTGGAAGGCTGTACTGACCACCAAAGTTACTAACATATCTACGTAACCATTTAGCTGTTTCAGGATCTACTGAAGAACCAACTGCATAGCCACCAGCTCCTACAGCAGCCCCAAGACCTTGCTGGGTAAGACGTAATCGCATAGAATCTGCTACGATCTTATTCTGTGGGACCAATCCACCAATACCTGGAAGCCGTTTTATACCTTGCTCCAAAATATTCACAGGTGTCCGCTTGAATGGAAACATGAGCTGGACCAGCGGTTCTAAAGCGCCAGCACCCTTACCTAACCGAGCGACTGAAGGCATCAATTCAGGTTCAGAGGTAAGTGTAATTACCCGAGCTTCCTCAGGAGAAAACCCAAATCGCTCCAGAATTCTACGAGCTGCTACGTCGCCCGTAGTCATCATAGCACCAGGTACCTCAGTGATCTTTTCAGGATGATTGGTAATAGCTGTAATTGGGTGTTCTCCTGGCCCAACAAGCGGTCTACCCTCTGCTCTACCAATCAGCTCAGTAGCTTCTGGCCATGCTCCTTTAAGCTCTTTGATGAAGTTAATGGGGTTAGCAAGATGTTTAAGAGCTGCTGTACCTCTCGGATCACCAGCTAGAGAAGACTCAAGAGAGGCAAATAAAGCAGATCCATATGGTCCAGCTAGAGCATTAGCAGGCAAACCAGTCCAACTTGCCAAATAATTGAATCTCTGCAGCTGTGGTAGGAATTCAAAGATCTTCCTAGCCATGCTTTTTGTATTTTCACCTGTAGTTTCTTGAACTTGCTGAATAGCATCAGGGGAGCGCATAGAGCCAAGTTTATTGATAATATCTGGTGATATTGCCCCTAATGCTCCACCTGCAATTGCACTAGCTATGGGATCATCAAACGGATCAAACGCAGCTCCAGCAGCAGCTCCAGCAGCCCCCAGACCTAATCTCATGGCTAGTCTGGGATCCATACCACCAGATTCTTCTTTCGCTAATTTGGAGAGCCTATCTACAATGCTTAGCTGTTCTTTTACCCAATCAGGAGTTTCTTTTGCTCCAGTCTCAATAGCTGGTTCAGCAGCTGTTACTGTTTGAGCACCCTTCTTAGCTGCAATTTCTCTCAGATGAATCTCTCTAGCTGACTCTCTACCTAATTGAGTAGCTATAGGACTACCAGTACCAGCTTTCTCAGCTTCCTGAGCTAATCTATACGCTTTACCAGTAGCTCCAGTTCTAGTTTTAAAGAATTGGGCTAGTGCTGATGGAGCTTGGGTTGGCTGCTCTGGAACAGCAATCCCCATCCTTTGAAGGTCTTCGGCACCTACTGTAGATCCATGCAGAGGTCCACCTTCTATGTTATAGATAGATCCTCCACCTAGTCCCCATTCGCCTGCATACGTAGCTGTCGGAGCTGCTGTCTCTGCACCAACAGCTGCTGGAGCTGTAGCTAGCCCCTGAGCAGGAAGAGTAGCTTTACGGGTCCGTTGGACCTTCATAGCTTCTGCTCTCGCAGCTCTAACTGGATCACTAGCCCATGAGTAAGCAGTAGTATCAGGTGTTACATCAGCTTCTGCTGGTACTTGAGCTTCAATATGGGCTTTGGGGGCCTGGGGCTCTGAGATTGTTTCTATAGCTGATGGGGGTCGCAGGGTTTCCTGTTGTACTCTGCTTGCTTCCGCAGGAGTATCAGCTAGCTTTTCTCCTAATGAGCGGTTACTGCCCTCAATAGCTTTAGGAGCAGTATAACGTGTAGTGGCACTGAGACGATCTCCTCCAGGTAAGCGGGCTGCAACAGATTCTCGGATAGCTGGCTTACCGGGCACTAACTTACCTTTCTCAATCATTTGCTCTATGCGAGCAGTCTTGGATGCTTCTTCAGCTCGCTTAGCCGCTTCCCTAGCAGCTTTGGCTTCAGCAGCAATATCTTTCGCAGCCAGCCTCTCTCTGCGAGCTGTCATAGGAGTTGGCATGCCACCATAGGGTACTCTAGCTTCAGTTGGGGGAGTGGCTGATTCGTAGGGTTGGGGCTCAACCTCTATACGCTTGCCGGGACTAACAATCGGTCTAGGCTGGTCACCTACACCGACTTTAGCACCAGTAAGTACAGGTGCTCCACGCTTAGTGGTGAGCTTCCCGCCAGTAAGTACTCGACCACCAGGGATAGTAGTAGTCTCTACTTCATATGTAGTAGGTTTGGGAGCCTTGGCAGCAGCTTCCTTAAACTTCTCATATTCTTCTTTAGTAGTAAATCTGGGGGCTGCCTTTCCAGGAATGAGACCTAGCAAACCACCAAAAGCACCAGCGGTCAAACCTCTGGTAGTAATCTCACTAGGATCTATCTCTTGGCCTTTTGCTAATTCTCTAACCGCTTCACTCCCAGCACCCATCAGACCGCCACGAACGGCTGAATAAACAGGTCTGCCTGCCTTGAAAATCTTCGCCATAGGTACAGCACTAATACCAGCTTCTGTACCAATTCTGCTAAGACTAAGTGGTTCTCCGCCAACCAGCTCAGCTGCAGCTTCACCCACGCCACCGATAGCTGCACCCGGCCAGCCACCCTCTAGTCCCAGCAAACCAGCTAAGCCCCTGATACCACCAGCTCCGATACCTCGGAGTCCGCCCAACCGCTCATAGAGAGATGGTTGAGATGCCTCATCAGTAGTAGCAGTTTGATCTAGATCTATATCTGCTGGTGGGGGTGTTGTGGGTTTAGTACGAATAACAGGCATTAGTAGCCTCTATAGATCTGTAACAATTCACTAAGATGAGAGTGTTCCTCATCAGTAAGCTGGGTCTGGCCTTTAGCTTCAAGTGCCGAATCAATATCCATGTTCTTAGTAGCAGGATCTGTAAGAATATCTCTAGCTAACCACTTTACATCTTCATTAGCAGGATGATTAGCAATAGCCCCAGCCACCAATTGTCTAACCTGCTCACGCTCTGGCTCTTTACCTTTCTGCCACCACCATGATTGCTGTTGGGCTTTTGCCAAGTTCTGTCTAGCTGCCGCTAGCTTATTTAGAACCCCAGGATCAATAGCTCGCTTCTCGGCAGGGATAGTTACACTGCCAACATCAGATAGGCTAAGATGAGCACCTGGCTTTAGGTCACCCCCTAAGGCTCCAATAAGAGCACCATAAGCAGTGGTGCGACCCCGTTGTTTTTCTTGTTCTACTTCCATAGCTCGTCTGGTAGCTTCCTCAGCCTGCCTCATTCCATACTCACCAGCCATCCTAGCAGGAGCCTCTTCTTTACTCAGCTCAAAAGCCTGCTGTTCTCGGCGGGGGCCTGCAATCTCTGGGCGTTCATATAGACTAGCTTTGGTTAGAGCATCTTGGATAGCAGCTACTTTTTCATGGGCAGCAGTTCCTGTATATGGATCTTCAGCAATATCCCGTTCTAATGAAGATAATTCTTTAGCAGCAGATGGACCTGTACCATAACGAGATAGTTCCTCAGCTCGCTGCTTTCTTAGAGAAGCTAAGCGGACAGCAGGATCCATATAGGGATCAGTCTCACCAGGGTCTATAATCTTGCGTCCTGATAGTGGCAAACCTAAGATAGAAGAGAGGTTATCGTATGCCATAATTATACCAATCCGTATTCAATTAGCTCCAAGGAGCAGGCTTATAGAACGGGGAAGCTGGATTACCCACTGATTGTCTTTTTCTTGCTTCCAGCTCAGTTTCCGCAGAGCTGTAAGGATTATCCATACCTCGACCTAAGCTCCAAGGCTCAGGCGTACCCGCATCCTGTAATCCCCGCATAGCTGGGATATGACGCTCACTAAAGGGAGCCTGCCTGACAGTTACTGATGGTTTGCCCTGCAGCTTATTAGACAGATTTAGAGCTTCAGTTTGCTGGTTAAGAATATCAGACCATTCCTGGGCAATATTGGGATCCATACCACCCATAAAAGATGTATATTCTATTCCAGTTGGACCTGATCCACCTGGCGCACGTCCTGGATACTGTTGCCATAGAGCATAGATAGCTTTTAGTTTAGCTGTATCACTGCGATTGTCATCCATATCATGTTTCCCTAGATTATTAAGTTATTGCCGGGATGATTTGTCCAACGGCTTGGGGGACTAAGAACACCATGTCTAGTTTGTCACCCACGAAGCTTTTTGCAAATAGAGGTGCTGGGCCGTGCCTGGCGATCCGACACACGCAATAAACAATTGCAGCGCCATCCTGGACGTGGCGGGAATGGTCGCCGCCACGGTCTGTGGCGTACCATCATTGACGGTGAAACTCACGGATGATGTACCCGTGACTGCGATACGGAGTTTATACACCGTATTGGCTGCGACGGCGGCTACGACACTGCTGACCGTCTGGCTGGCCGCGCCATTCTTGCACAGCCCCACCCACCCAGTGTCACCCGCATTGGTGGAATAGCGAAAGGTAATGGCGGCGGTAATCGATCCCAACGTGTCCGATGAATACACCCCAGCCGTACTGATACTCGTGCCAAACAATCCTACCCATACACGCTGTGCAGAGACATCGGTGCCGGTTCGCACATAGACTGTGATCGTCGGGTTCCACTCCGCATAACCGAGGGCGTTCATGACGGTGACGCCGCTGCCATTATTGTTGGTCGTTGTGCCATTCGCGTCAGCTTCGGCTGTGGTTGCGGTCTCGTTGATGGCAGGCACACTAGCGGATCCGGCAGATATTCCGGCTGGTGCGGAGTTTGTTCCCGCAAATGGATACGTAATCCCCCCGCCCAGCACTGCCGATGGAAAAGCCCATCCCACTCGTGAAGCCGTCCAGACCATATCGCCGTTGGCCCCAGGAATTGCCCAGGTAGCATCACCGCGCCAAAAGGTCGATGACGAGGCATTGGTGCCACTGCCAAGATTACCAACCGGCAGGTTTGCGGTGACACCATTTGAGAGATCCACTTGTGCCCACGCTGGATTATTCGATCCACCAGTATTGCTGAGGTAACGGGTACTAGAAGCATTCTTAGCTAGGGCCGAAATGGTGTTCGTGGCCGATCCGTAAAACAGATCACCCTGATTGGCCGTTGTAGGAAAAATCCCGGCTTGGCTTTCTTTGAGATTGCCGTTGGCATCAAGGATATAGAGCGCCATAAATCAATCGATTTCAAATTCCAAAAACCCAAACAATCCGCTGTTATTGGTGGACAAGGCAAAGTTCGACAAATCGTAGATCGTAAATATCATGTGAGTCGTGTCTGTTGACGTATAGACGAATCCAAATCCGATCCGATACGTGCCGTTGTCATACACGCGCAACGGCCCACCGCTTCCGGTACCAGAGACCGTAAAGGTGTAATTGTTGGGCACCAGCCGCCTCACCTGTTGATGGGCGGTGCCGCCCAACGTAAAACCATTGTAAAAGAACGAATAGTGAAAGGTTTTTCCCTGGATTAGGTAGGCATCCGTAAGCACATCACCTGCATCCATCGTGATCGTCATCGATCCGCTGCAAATCCAATCACCCGCCACAAAGGGAATCGTAATCCACGCCCCTTGTTCGTGATCGACAATCTGCCATTGTGTCTCATCATAGAAATAAGTAATAAACCCGCCGGGCGCCACGGGTGTGATGCCGCTCGTAACGAGATTGAACAGCTTATTGCCGGCCGACGACGATCCGCTATTATGTGTGAAGTAAGCGACCTTACTGCCGGTATTCTTCACCGTGACGTGCTGGCCGGTCGTACCGGCAGCAAACCCCGTAAACGTGGCATCGCTCGCGCCCGACCAGTTGATTATACCATCACCAGTGAACCCAAGGGCATAGTTGTTTTGCGTGCCGGTAACGGTCGATGAGACGTAGGACCACGTGGCGGCAAATGCTGGGTCGGCGCTGGCACCACCACTGCGGAGCGTCTGCCCGGCGGTCCCCGCACTGCTGGCAACCAGCGCTGCGGCTGCTTGTCCAATAACGACACCGTGATTCGTCAGCGTCGTGACACCTGTGCCTCCGTGTGGAATGGTCACCGGATCAGGCAGCGACGCAGAGTTGCGCTTGAGGTTCCCGCCAGAATCAAGCACGTACAGCATGATTAGGATTCCGGATCGTCAATCAGATTGTCACCGACCGCGAGAGTGATTTTATACAATTCCCTAGCAGTCCCGTTGTCATTGACTTGAAGAGTAACCGTCACGGCGGCGGTATCCTTGTTCCAGACTGTGATACGCTTGATATGCCGGGTATGACTCGCGGCAGGAGCCGCCACCATCGTCACGGCTGTTGTGTTATTCGTCGCCCCATCATTCCCAGCAATATCACTGACGGATTGATCTGAATCCAGATAGTCTATATAAGCAACTGTCCAGGGCAGCTGGTTAGTTGTGATAGCTCCGGCAAGCTTTATCTCTAATGATTTCGTTGTGGCATCTAGGATGATCATTGTATTATGCTTGTAGGAATACCCTAGTAAGAACCTGGGCCTGTGAAATACCTACTGGGACTGCCCAGGTAGCATCGCCACGCCAGAACGTACTGGATGAGGCACCTGTTCCAGCATTCAGATTTGTCACAGGGAGGTTTCCAGTCACATCTGCACTGAGGCTTACTGCTGAAAAAGTTGGTGCTCCAGCTGCGTTACCGTGCAATACTGTTGTTGTGGTTCCTAGATCTCCTAATGCTTTAATATCAGCTGATCCGTTACCAATAATTAGTTGATTGGCAGTTAAATTGCCAGTTGTATGGGTAACACTACCTGCACCAGTAGAAGATGCAACACTGGCTAGATCCTTATACAGCTGCTCAAACATGAAGTCAGCTGAAGTAAATAGCTCTGGCAGCTTAGACTTTAAATCCTCTAGAGATCCTAGGGCTCCAAAGTCAAGAAAGTATGGTTTAGCTCTGGGGGTAAATGACATGACTAATTAGAACAGACCACCACCACCCATTGCGCCACCTAAGCCACTTAAAATTAACTTCAGCATATCAAATTGTCTAGCACGCTCCTCAGCAGCTAGTCTTGCTTGAGCTTCAGCCAGCTGAATATCCTGACCACGCTGTGTAATACTACCAGTATAACCAAACTCAGCAAACTTAGCTTTCTGTGCTGCTTCTTCAATAGCTTGCTGACGAGAAACATCACCCACCTGGCCCATACCCGTTTGAATAATATCCCGAGTAGCCTGAGCTTGTGCTCCACCACCGAGCATACCTTGAGCCCCTAACTCACCCTGAAGGGATTGAAGTCCAGCACGAGCTAGTTGGCCTGCTTTATCCTTAGCTCTAGCAAAGGTAGCAGCATTAGCTGAAGTCATATCTGGGGGTTGGATAGGTGAAACATAACTACCACCACCACCAATACCTCCAGCTCCGCCGCCGCCAAGGAGGCCGCCGCCGATCCCACCGAGTCCGCCACTACCACCGCCTGTCAATCCCTCAAGGGCTTGCCGTGCGCGTTCTCCGATGGATGCTGGGGTTCGTACATATTTCATCTGGACTGGATCGTATTCATATCCTGACGGAGCCTGTTGTTCGAGCCGTTGAAGAGCACCTCCATACTCTGGAAGTGTCCACCAGTTGGTTGGTCCTCCAAGACTGACACCCGCGCCTGGCATAAAAACTCCTTATCGTCGTCCTACCACACGTACGGGATTAATCTCGTACCCATACAGCGTGACATCTTGATTGATAATATTATTCTCAAACAGCAGTGATGCTTGCTTTCCTACACCAATTCTACCTAAACGCTGCCGGCCATTGGCCATATTGTAGCTGAATGGGATGCCTGCTGTAGCATTATCGATCCCGCCTACTGATGGTGTAACTGTCACGATACTAGCTGCAGCCTTTCCATTCACACTAACCTCACCAAAATACTTCTCATAATCGGGCTCGTTAATGTCACTACGCACCGTGCTGGCACTGAATGCAATGGGCGCAATTCCCCAATCATTCTTGTCGTCTTGCTCCTGTGAAAGATAGCCTTCTTGAGTACCAATCATGAAATATGGCTGTTGATCAGTACCAGCAATCAATACTGCACTGGTAGGAGTAAAAGCATCGGTTTTATGTGGACCAAACCATGCTCCTGTGCTGAGATCATATTCAATCCACCTGTCTACCACACTACTTCCGACTGATGCCAGAAATAATCTATAACGTAATCTTAATGGATCAAGCTGTGCAAAAGCCCTCCAGAACATGGCTTTATTGAAATATAGATCTGATGTAAACCAGCTGCGAACCTTACCATTAGTAATACTGTTAATTCCAGTAGAATCCCAAGTATAAACACCATCTCTCCATAAGAAGTATGCAATATCATTATAGACAACCACGGATTCCTGTGATACACAGCCTAGTTGTTCTCCTCCACTGACAACAACCGGAGCAAAGTTAGATAGCTGAGATCCAGTTATCTGGAGAAACATATCTCGGCGTGTTACACCAAGAGCCTGCCGTCTAGGTATGAGGGCGGTAATGCCTGCAGCATCAGATCCCACATGTGGTATAGGTAAGGTATTCAGGGCTGACCAAGCATACATGGTTCCGGCCTCAGTAAACCTAAGATCATCTACATCATCTCGATCCACGCCCCAGAGCCGCCCAGCCCACTCAGCAACAAGAGTAAGATCGGGCACTGATCCTAGAGCTGGCCTCTCTATAATGCTTAATGATGCATCAGAGGAATCATTCTCTGTGGAGGTTAAAGTATTGCCATCTACGTCAACCCACTTAAAATAAGTAGCACCTAGGGTTGCAGTTCTATACAGTCTGGTTGCATCTACTGACTGTGATGATACACCAAAAGCAGCATTGAGCTTTTTATTAGTAATGGCAACGGATGTAGACATAGCTGGGCCGTAGTCGGATTCAGCAATGACATTACCCAAGGAATCTCGTAGCAGATAGGTCTGTAGGGCAAGATATGTGCCTGTTAAGGTTCCACTAGCACCAGCTGAGAGTACAACCGGAGTTACTGGAGGAGCTGGTACCAGAAGCCTAGCAGTTCCTTCATCATCAACCGAGATGGGCTGTGTAGGAGTATTGACCACTACCACAAAGTGCTTAAACTTAGTGAACCTAGGTACTCTATTGGTTGCTAAAGTAATACCACTCGGAAGGGTCAAGGCAGATGATAATCCTCCAGTACTATTGACAGATTTTAAGCTTCCACCAACCTGTAGGAGAGTAAAGGCCATTACTGATCTAGACCAAAGAATATGGGAATAGGGTAGCTGGCGTTGGCAAACACCCCAATATTAGCTGTTCGGTCGGTCCAGTTGGTTCCATCAGTAGTCACCATTGCATGATGATTGCTACCACTACCAACCCCCAATGATCCATATGCATACAGTACGCCATCATCAACATATAACCAATAAGGTACCAGATCTGTAACCCCTGAGTTGGTAAACACAGTTGAGAATGTAAAACTAGTGCTTTCATGATCACCAGGATTATCGGCGGTTATCTTATAGATCTTAGCTGTCTGGGTATGATTGTAGTAGGAAGCATACAGTGCATCCCCAAATACCGCCATTGATGGATAATAGTTATGATTCTGTGCAGCGCCGCCTGATGCTAGTGGATGTGCAAACCAGGCATTGGCATCCCCAGGCCCAGCAGTCTGCCCACGGGAATAAAGTCTTGCAAAGATGGGAGAAGCACTCTTCACACCAACTCCAAACCATAACCTACCGTTGAACTCTGGATTATTGTTTGGTGTAGCAGCTAATCCACAAGTCACATTAGCATATTCATTTGGTAATGTTTTATCAACAAGCCAATGCTTTTGCTCTACATCAAACATATTGATTGTAGCACCAGTATCTGTCACATCGTTAAAAGAACACCACCAAGGACGGTTAATGAAGTAGCCTAGAGTAAAGGGAATGGATAGCATTGGGTAGATAGGCGGTGTTCCGGCAATCTGAACCAAAGCACCTGATTCTGGATAGAGCTTAAAGACCCTTCCACAGAAGCTAGATGTTGTCTGGCCTGACCATTTATCCTTTACACCCACATAAATAACTTTATCGGGGCCAAGAAACATGGTAATGATGCTGGATCGCTGCGTCCCACCGGATGTTCCATCAATAGATGCTAGCGTACTATAACCATTAGGAGTAGCAAGCTCTCTTGGGATAGTTGCTACTAATAGATCCTCAGCTCCATTAGTTTTTCTAATGGTAGGCTGTACCGTAGGTGTAGGTTGATAATGAGCAGCAGCGTAGTATAGCCAATTACCATTATTGGTATTAACAACAGATGGAAAGCCATATGGCATACCAGTTTCACCGATACCTGGAGGATAGCTATAAACTCCACCTGGAGGCCCAGGTGATGTCGCTGCAATAGCAGCATCTGCTAAACCCTTACTAGTGATATACCAGCCCGTTCCACCAGAGTTGTTTTCAGTATTGTCGGTCCTACCTATGACTATAAGGCGTGCTCCACCAAAGAGGCTACCACCACCAAATGTACCAGAGCCTGGAGGAGGATAAGATGGGGGACCACCGCCTGTACCACCTGTTTCTCCTGGACCACCTGTTCCCGAACCTCCACCCGTCCCACCACCTGTCATTCCGCCACCGCCACCAGCTGGAGCCCCACCAGTTCCTGCTACTGCCATTGGGATCCCACCAAGAATAGGACCACCAGCATTAAGAAGATTGAACTGCTTAAATCCCTGACGTTTAACTAGAGCACCACCATGTTCTAAGGTAGGATCATGGACAGCATTCTGGCTTGTGCGTAGTGCATCATCAGGCAGACTAGGTTCCAGGGGGTTTTTATCAATAACTACCCCAGAATGGCCCAACGAATAGACAGAGATTTTATTTGCCATATTCCTACTTAGCCGCCCAAGAACATTTCAAAGGTACTACCTGATGTATCTGATGTATACTTAAGATCAGTAAACCCATTAGCGGCCGTTGCCGTCCAGTATGCAAATATAGCCCCTGGAGGCAGCTTACATATTGTCTGAGATGATCCACCAGTTACTGTCCCTACAATAGTCAGAGTTGCACTAGAGTGGGTATTCTTGATATAGATCTGATAAATGGTGGTAGTTGGAAGATCTAGTGTATGCTGATTAGTATCAGGGGCCTGACGAATATCAAACTCACCGGCTGCTCCAGAATAAGAAATAGCCCCAACCATCCGGTTCTCTACGTTAGTACCACTCGAATCCTGCCGATTGATAATCAATGATAGGTTATTTACAGATGCTGACATAGAATTGGATCATCCTTGGATGGTAGGTTAAAAATTTAGTTAGGAACTGTGCCGTAATCAACAAGCAGCTCACTAAGAATGGCAGCTACTTGCTTGGCATTATAAAATCTATCCTCGGGAGCTTGGAGCCTTCGCATAGCCTGAAGAGTACGAGCTAAGAGGGTAAAAGAGGCTGATGCAATTTCTGAGGGTGTCGTAAAAGTTGGATCTGAGGCCCGTTCCATAGCATCTAAGGCCGCAGTAACTAACTTATCAACAACTAGTGGATCACAGTCAGAGTCTTTAGCTTGCTGTAATGTAACCATATTACCAATACTCCTGAAAGACGGCATCAACATAGTGAGGCTCTTGGTACTCCCGCAAGCCTAGACTCTGTAGCAGTGCTTGTTTTTCTGTTGCATAAACAGCTAGCCAGCCAGAATCTGGGATACGCCCATCAGTCTCTTTGGCCCTAGCAAAAGCTACTGTCCAAGCTATAAGTGCCGCATCTGCTTCCCCAGGAATGGGAATAAAATCAGTACCAGTTGCAATAGATGTCAAAGTTGGGATGTAGCTAAAAGTAATCTTTACCCTACTGGTAACTTTTGGGGCACACCTTATAATGGGAGCTTCTACAGGCCCACCAGCCCCAGATATACTATAGTAAATAGTATCATTAGCAGGATCTATAGCTCCTCTGGATCTGGCTAATTGAAAGTTCTTATGGTTATAGTCAAGAGGATCAAACTTTAAACCTACATTAGAGCCGTTGGTTGTAAGATCTCTAGCCTCAATGAGATAGATTTTGTGAATATTTGTAGGCACGCCAGTTAGGCGATCAGTATTAGCTTCAAAAGTTACATCTGTATCATTAACGACTAAATAATGCTCCTGCTTAAGGTCAGTAATACTACGCCACAGATCTTTAATACCATCATCTAGTATTCCAAGTATCTCTGCAGAGGACCAGAAATTAGCTACTGGCTCATTTAGGCGCTGGCGGACTTTAGTTTCTATGGTAGAGACTTGGGTAGGCATGATTAATTTGAGAAAGCTGCTAGGATCCCTAAAATGACCAGGATAATGAAGGTCACAGTGATGAAAAGTAGCCCTGCATCAGTCATTTATAATTACAACAAAAGCCCCACCACTACCAACAGGGAACTGATCAACTTCCAGGATAGCCTTAGCTGAGTCTCCAGTTACTAAGTAAACCCCTGGAGTGGCTTGTAGGATGACATCACTAAGCCTGAGGTCAGAATCAACCCCGGCTACAGCGTAAGTACCAGGATTTGCACTGAGTAGTCTGGTTAATAGCTCAGATGCTGCGTTGCCGGAAACTAGGTAACTACCAGGATCTGCCGTTACACTTCTACCAGCCAGGCTGTCAGCGGCAGAACCAGAGATAAGATATATTCCTGTGTTGGCAGATAAAAATCGATCCGCAAATAAGCTAGCAATCACCCCAGAAATAGCGTAAGCACCAGGATCAGCATTTAAAGTGTAGCCAGCAGTGGCTTTTACTAGGCTTGCATCTAGACCTGTAGTGGTATAAACGCCTGGATCTAAAACTAAGTTATAACCACGATTAAGATCCCCATCTACCCCAGTAATGAGGTAGGCACCTGGGCTTAGGGTCAGGATCCTAGCCGCTAGGGTATCTGCAGCTATACCAGTAGTAGTATACGTACCTGGATTAGCTGCTAGTAACCTATCACTAAGGGTTCCGGTAGCAACACCAGTTGTGACGTAGGTTGTTGGTAAGGCTGGGAAATCAAAGGTCCCCTGAGGATCAATCAGGATAGGAGGATTAGGATCATGGTACGTTCTAGCGGGTGCCCACTGTAGCTGGCATGCCCTAAATAGTCCTCGTCCTGTACAGTAAATACGTCCATTGGTCATCTGATTGTCGGAAAGGCTATCCAGCTACGGCTTCAAACTGACCATTGTAGGTGGTTGCTGTGGTACTGGGCTTTATGACTTCTAGAAATGCTAGGCAAGCGTCATCAAAAATTCTAGTCAGGTTAAAAGCAGTATTGATCCCATCAGCCACACAGACAATATTTGCAAGTGGGCAGGGCATCCAACAGATAGGATGACCAATCATAAACCAGATCACACCAGTGGCTACAAGGGCTGAGCACTGCATTTGTGTGAGGGCTTTTATGCCCACATCTCCGGCCGCTAGAGGACAGAACCAGGTATTGGTTGGTTGATCAAGGCGGTCAACAATGGCACTACTAACCCCTGTGACCGATGGTAAGGTACTGGCTGCACCATCTTGATCTGTATAGGTGCAGACAGTCCAGTTATGGGCAGTGGCAGCTAAAGCCGTTCCACCCACATGTATTGACAGAAAATTTCCCCCAATATAGTCAGCTGTGCCACCAGTCTGATTCTGATAGCGTGTTGGAACACCTGTCACCGCCTCAGTGCCAGTACTGTTCATGGTTTTGTTACAGCCAAACAGCAGATCATAAAGAAGTAAGGTATTACCTGCCACACTAGCTATCGGATAGCCTACTGTAAAATGCTGGGTGTCAGGGTTGGTTGGGTTTGTAAACAGGAACCCACCTGTAGAAGAGTCAACATAAACTGTACCTGCTGCTGCGTTAGCTGGGGCTGCCCCAGCAGGTGGCTGATTACCCAATCTCCATAGTGAGCTAGTGACATTCGCTACACCTGTAGGACCAGCTTTCTGAAACTGATAGGTATAGCGTTTGCCAGCGTTTGTAGCTTCACTAATTAGGTCAGATAGGCTAGAAAATCCTGTATTGAGCGTTAGCATCTGGCGATGGACGGTATTATGCCACATCCGTTTAACACGCTGTTCGGCAAAATCTAAGGCAGAAGACATCTCTCCGGCACCAATACGGCCCTTAAACTCCCCACCCTTCATGGCCCAGACATTTCCAGGTATACCGCCAATGGCAATAGGTGGCCCATACCAATCCTTCATAGACAGTGAAAGATGTTCAACCACATCCGTACCTAGCCATCGCTCTAAACGACCGGAATGAGTAAACCGCTCAAAGATCACAAGCTCGCTCCCTTTAAGCCCAACTTAATGGGATCAATGGAAAGTTCAAAATGTCGCAGCCCACAAATACGACACTTCCTGACGATGAGATCTGGTTTCTCGCTCGTTTGGAGTTCTAAGTTGTCCGAAACCGCACAGCACATATTTGGCATAACGATCCCCTACGCTAGTGTAAATACATCACCAGGATTAGCAGCATTAAACTTCACGGTAAAAGTTTCACCAGCAAGGAGGGTTAAACCTGAGCCATAATCCCAGGAGGCAATTAGTGGATCAGCGGGACTAGTAGGTGTATCATTATACAGAATCACATATCGAAACTGTGCCATGCCAGCACCACTCGAAGTCCAGACACACTGTGAACCCTGCATTGTAAAGGTGCCAGAAGATCTGGTACCTACATTAGCAATAGAGATTCCACCAGTAGCATAACCATTACCATTAGCAATCTCAGTAACCTGAGAACGTGTAGCTAAGGTCTGAGCCACATCACCAGCTGTATTCGAGAGCATGACTTTACAGGTATCAGCTGTAGATCCAGCCGTGCCAAATAGGTCATGGACTTTCTGTGTTAGATCCTCGACGAATTGAAAGTACTTAACATAGGCAGCCATCTATTCAATCCTTATACAGTGACTTCGGTAACTCTAACCGCACCAGACCCTGAGGTTCGGATAGCAGTTACAATCCCAGTATAGCCATTAAGCGGCGTCTCATAGAAGCCATTAGCAGCAATTCTTACTGAGAACGCCGTAGAAGTAGCCGTAGCCGCGAAAGCTACATAGACCACATTACTACCATCATTAAACAGAAGCAATTGTCGGCGGTTAGCATTAGCAGCTGCTAGCGTAATGCTCGTAGTAGCTACCGTTACTGATGCTAGAGTAGAATTAGCTGGATATGATGCTGTAACATTTACATCTAGTGGTGTATTAGCTACATTAACATCAAACGGAGTTGTAAGCTGATCACCATTGCTATCAACTAATGCAACATCGAGTGCATAGGTATTAGTAAGTGTTCTGACATTACCATTAAAAATAGCTGACATGAATTAAACCTCTATATAAAATGCATTCCAGATAGTATCAACACTACCACTTAAATTTAGAATCAATGGCTCGTCAATAGCTCCTTCTAGATAGCGGCTAGCTCCAAAATCTTTGGAGATAACACCACCAGCCATGAGCTTACTACGAAGAAAAAGAGGACCTGATACCCCAAACCTGAAAGCAACCTCTACAGCTAGGAATGGATTATATGAGATATAGAACAGCCGTAGTCTTTTTCCTGAACTTGGTGTAATGCAGGTATTATTTCCAGCACTATTTACTGAACCGCTTGCTGCTATAACTTTGTAGGAATCTGTATTGGCTTTAACCAGTGCAAGGGTGGTTTGTGTTGCTGCATCTGGAACAGTAACTGTAAGAGTATCAGTTGAAAGTAGGGGCTGCTGACCGCGCTCCCAGCTCAGCGTTCCAACATTCCAATAGCGTGTGAGAACATTTTCCCACTGGGCCATACTTACACCCGCCGTTTTAGATCATACAATAGCTCACGAAGTGCTGTACGGACATCATCAAGAACATGAGTTGTTGTGCGAGCTATACCTACACCTTTGGCTGCCACACGATTTAATAGCTCAGTTTCAAACTGATACTCTACTTCGCGGCCAGGTTCCCACGATACTACTGTCCCTGTAGTTTTATGGACGACTTGGATTAAGAACTCTGAGTCAGCCATATTAACTTACTTTAATGGTGCCGGTATATCCTTCGGTGTTGGCTTGGGACTCTTCTAGCAACTTATCACATAACACCCAGACATCCGGCTGGCTAGCTTTAAACAGCTTCATAGCCTGACCAGCACGCTCATGAATTGGTTTTCCAGCATCATCATAGGTGGTAATAATTGGCTGTACAATAATAGTATCGATACGATCCATATGCTGCCCTTGCCTTGGCTGTAAGCCTAGCTGTAAGCTTTGGCTTATGCGAACCCAGTGAGAATACCCTTACTAAAGGTCATGGTCTTGCCGACCAAACTCCCAGTAGTTACTGATGCATCAATCCCGGCAACCGTTGCGACTTTATATGCAGTCGCGTCAAGGGTGCCGCTGAGTGTCATGGCACCGTTGGTATCAAGCTGGAGTTTGGCGGCGCTTCCGGGGTAGAATTTAATGCCCAGCGGCTTACTGACGCCGTGCTGCTGATTGTCGCCGAACTCAATGTAGTCATCATCGGCAAAACCGCCCATTCCTAGTATGCCGACATCCCCGTCATTGGTGCGATTTCGGGTGACGGCGCCCCCACCATATGAGTATTGTAAACGCCCGGTCGTGGCCGGTGCCGCCCCAAGGCGAACCGCTGCCGTGCTCGCGAGGAGCGCAAGCACCCCTGTTCCCACGTTGTAGTTAAAATTCGCATTGTCCTGTGCGTAAATGCCATTCGCCCCCGCAAACACCACTGAGCCCTGCGTAAACTGGGTTTGTGTACCAGTTCCGCCCAGTGTGACTGGTGTTGTTGGTAATGATCCAATAACATAGACCACACCAGTAGTAGTAGAATATGGAGTTGTTGCCATTATTTATCTCTATTATGCAGTAATGAAGTATCGACTATCATGCAGCAACAACAGGATCAGGCTTGAAGTAGGCCAAAACTTCAACATGACCAGCATTTCCAGCAGTCATATCCATAGCCAGGTTCTTCGCAGAAGTCAGTGCTTTTCCTTCTGGCCCAAAGTCAAAATCCCACCGAGTATCAGCCCCAGGATTTGCAGTCACCTTAGCTATATATACTGGCGTAGATGCAGAATCCTCAAAAGTAATGGCCTGTGCTGCACTCGTTTTGATAGTCACAATAATTCGCTGCACATAAATCGTGCGGCCTGTTTTACCCGTTATGAGGGTTGTATTTCCATCAGTTGCAGCAAAATCAGCGGTTGTGCTAGCATCCTGATAGATGACCCGTCTACGAGTGTAGTCACCCATCATAAGTTAGTCCTTTATTTCAGTAGCAGATTCATAACCAGCTGGTTCTTGAAGCTTTTTTTCTATATACTGAATAGCCCCAACAGTAGCATTAACATTAGCAATAAGCTGGTCCCGAGTTTCTTTAAGGTTGGCAAGGTCGGCTTCGAGCGATACACGATCTATAGGCATACGGCTCCTTGATGGCAGGAGAGCCCCATTGCTAGGGCTCCCCATAATTAGCTATTACGTTCTACCTGCGTATAGTTCTGAGCCAGTTGCTGCTGCAGCTTCACCTGCATTAGCAGCCATTCTTACTGTGGTTGGAACTTTAGCTGCTGTTCCAGCTGCACCAAAAGTAACCTCAGTCTGACCAGTAGGGCCAACCAAGCATGCGAACACGTTGTTACTTAGAATACCATTCGTGCAGTTGGTAAGATCCAAATACCGCTGTGTAACTGTGCCAGTAGCATAGGCTGGAACATCAACAGTACCAAAGACGTTACGGTCAATGACTAGGCCATTAACACCAGATCCACCTGAGAGCAGGATATCGCAATCTACTGTGGTATTAGCACTGGAATAGAACCTATTACCAATGATCTTGACATCCTTGGGCCTATCAATGCCAGTTCCTGGTAGAAGTACACCAATACGGCAATCAAAGAAGTTATTGCCAACAATCATTGGATACCAAGATGCACCATTCGTGCTCCAGAAGATAGCTGCTGCATCCTGAGCTGATGCTGAACCTTTACAGTTCTTGAAGTGATTACCTGCAATAACTAGGCCACCAGCATCCTGGGTACTGCCATTAGATGTGATCTTGATACCACCACCTGTCGAGCCTGCACCATTGATTGTCAGACCTGCAATTAGACAGCCAAACGCCTGGACCTCAATCATCGCAGTAGAACCAGCTCCAATCTTGATCTGTGGCTGTCCACCCTGCGTTAGTCCGCGAGCAATCCCGACCAATGATAGTCCATCCAAACCTGCTGGAATAATGAGTGTTTCAGCATAGCTATCAGGATCTGTATCACCAGAGGCTGACTCAGCTTCAAGAGGAGCAATAAGAATAGTGTCTCCCTGGCTAGAAGCTGCAATAGCTGCAGCAATGGTCTGATAGGCAGTAGAGACAGCCGGATTGACATAGCGAACAACGCCGCTCTGCCCAAATCCTGCAGCACTCAGCGGAACAGGCCCACTACCAAGATTAACCCAAACTGCGCCATCAACAACCCCGATACCACCAGCATTAGGGCGGCTAGGGGAATCTGCTGAGAAAGCACCAATACTACCAAACTTGTGAATGTAATGTGTTGCCATTTGAGGGGATTCCTTTCAATAAGAAGTCAGAGCCCCTGCCCTGCTTCAGAGGTTATGAAACTGTCGTGAGATACTGGCTAACAAGATACCATTTGCCGCCATATGCACGCAGTGTTACATTAGCTGCAGTGACGTTCGTAAATGTAAGGGTATCATAGGAGCCACCGGATCCACCTAGACCATTAGTAATAGTAATGGTATTTGCTTGAGTAGTTCCATTAACTACCCAAATTACTCTACCATCGTCTGATGTAGCTGGATCAGCTAAGGTAGCTGAATTAATTGCGCTATCCCTATTAAGAACAAAGATATCACCAACAGCAATATCAATGGCGTCTGCTGATCCTGTTAGAACAGCAACTGGCTGTTGCCTAGGGGCACGCTTCCGAACGTAGGTATTTGGATTAAGTGACATGTTGAATGATCCTGAAGGAGGAGAGGATTAGCTCCCCTCCACCAAGCATTATGTTACCGATTATGCACCAACGATCAAAAATCCATAGAAGTTATGGGTAGCTGTGCTGGGTGTGGTAGCGTTCGAGCCGTCGTAGGCGGTATAGCTACCAGCAGTGATTCCAGTTCCAAAAGGATGACCATCGGGATAGATTACTACAAATTCCTCACCAGCTGTGGATGATTCCAAAATAACATCAGAATCAGCCTGGACCTGAGTTGCATGATTACTTACCTTCAGGTAAGCATTTGTAGCAACAGTACCCTTCTTGGCTATAATTGCCCATAGCGTGCAAGCCTCACCAACAATAGTAGCGTTTGCTCCGTTAGTGAGAACCTTCAGCTCAAGATCCGGGTTCCGCTTATTTGCTGCAAGGTGCAGGAATAGAGCCTTGACAGCATAAAAGACTGCCGAACTGCGAGTGTTAGAGCCTCCCAGTGAACCAGAAGCATTATAAAGCTTCTGTCTTACTAGATTTGCTGACTGTGTTGCTAATGCAGACATGGTAGATTACCTGGCTCCCCATACGCTGAGGAAAGCGCCCCTTCATATCACGTTAGAGGGGGTTAACGCTAAGGATTATTTAACCCTCAGAAGTAGCCCTGATCCATTATTAGACTGGGCTGTTTTGGGAATATACATATGAGATCGTACTCCGATCTTTTTATTATATAGTCCCCAACTGTCTTTAGCTAGAGAATGAAGACGCTCATCAGTAGCAGCACGCCTATCAAGCTCATCCTTGGCTTCTTGCTCCTCGATTTGTTGATTAACCAGTTCAGCCCCGCCCAACCGCCACGGAGCACGATTCCTCAACTCTTCAAATAGATATGGATTGCCCCAATTAGCAGTAGCTAGGATGGTAGTAACTGGAATAAGTCCATAGCTAGCCAGCAGCTTTGTATCACTCTCTTTAAACAATACATCATTCACAATATGTGCAGGTAGATTGAGCTTACGCCGCTGGGCTAGCCTATAGACACACTGCTGTCTTGATGGAACTACTACCAGTGAGGAATCAAAATCCCACAGCTTGCGTAGCCACCATGTAGGTGGACCAGCAAGCTTGAACGGATTTGTGTCTACGATATAGTTAAGCATTACGCCTTAACAAAGCCCTGGTCTACAGCTGGAAGAGCTGCATGCCGTTCATTCGGGAACAGCCCACCACTTGTTATTAGCTCTACTGGTTTGGCATTAGTTAGCTTACTACGATCAAACCGCTCAACAGCAGTTGTCTGTTCAACAGGTGAGCAGTCGTCATTAAACTCTTCAATTCCACAGAGATATTGCTTCTCTAAGGAGTAGGGATCCTCAGACCCCATAATTGGGTTCTGCTCCTTAAATTTCAGTGCCATCGCTTCAGGAAATGCATTCTTGCCTGGAGCAAGCGTATAGCGCCTGCCATCCCATGTGCCCATCAAAGGTTTTGACGTACGATTAAACAATGTCACATACTGCATAGCTGAAGATCTCCTATACGAACGCATAAAAGGAGGGCCAGGATAGCCCAGCCCTCCACCACACGATTACACCGATTATGATCCAGCAGCACGAACCACAGCAAGTGCTTGACCAGTTACACCATCAAGTCTGGCACAGAATGCTGGGTACTCAAGAAAGTACTGCTTACGCATTCTATACCAAGCCTCGAAAGCATCCCGGCCAGCCGTGCCGGTTCCGACACGCCACAGAACAGATCCATCCTCATCAACCCACTTACCGGGTTCAGAGACATACTCCCTGAAACCAGCGTTGTTAAGGTCGAGGAACATGAGAACGTCTAGTGGGAAGTCTCGGAGGGCTCGAACAGGAACGTCACCGAATGGTACGTCTCCCTGCTTGAACGCTACGGTTCCTGGATCTGGACGAAGCAACGAAGCTCCCATATACCGACGATCAGCATCAGTAAGCTGGATAATCAATCGACGGGTGCTGTGATGGCAGATTATATTACTAATCTTACCATTCAACTTCTGGTCTACGATATCCGATACCCGCTGAATGAGATCGGTAGATAGGGCTCCAGTGCTGGCGGTTACATACGAGCTATAGGCTGGAACAGCTGTACGGTCCAAACCATAGTAGCTTGCACGATAGGTACCATCATCAACAAGCGCCATTAGGCCCCACCAAGCATGCTCATAGGAAGTTGAGAGCACGTCAGTAACACCTGAATTAGCAGCCTGAACGATATAATCATTGGCAGTCCAACCAGTAAAGGTTGAAGAATCTGCAGTGAAGGTACCTCCACCATTGGCTACCGAGATAACCTTCCGAATGGATGTACGCAGTGCCCCAGTTAGAGGATCTACTGCTGCAACAAACATACCAGGAGAGATGAATCGGTTGCCAAAGTTGGTATTGGTAATCCCGCCTGGATTGGCTACTGTAACAACAGCACCTGAAGCAGACGAGTAGGTAGCAAGAACTCCGCGACCATCCGAGTTGAGTGCATACTCATCCCGGCGAGCCATATCATCGATAAGGTACTGCATCTCACTCTTACGAGCAGAGATAAATGCGCCCTCGTTTGATGTAGAGTCCTGCATGACCTCCCAGGTCAGTCGAAGACGTGACATCAGCTTTCGCTGATCTACGAACATCCGCGAATAGCCCTGATTTCCAGCATCCGCAAACTCTGAGTCTTCTCCAACGAACATGGGAGATACGTTACGGGTAGTATGTGCAAGACGCACAATCTCCCGACCCCTAAAAGGAACACGCTCAGTCTTGATCATGTCCCGTAGAGGATTTTTGTTATTGACCCCTTCTGCTACACCTTCCTCAAAAACTTCCTTGAAGATGGCATCAAGAGCCTGTTTATCAGCACCGGCCATAGTTATTTATCACCTTAGCCTAGCTGGTTATAGCTAGGGCTTAGCTGTTGCGTTGTACGCTGCCCAAGCCTGGGAGACTCGTTCATCAAGATCAGCAGGTTTTGGTGCTCCAGGGATTCTTGGTGCTCCAGATGGAGTGTCCTGAGGAGTAGCAGCAATTGTCGTTGCTCTACCCTGAATACCTGTAGCTGCTGTCCTACGAACTGGATCAACAAAGCTGGACGAGAACAGTTTCCAGAAGTCCTCTACTAGTGTTGGATCATTAGCATAGCGTTCTGCCAATTCTGGCGACGAAGTAACGAAGCCTGTGAATGAAGCATGGAGAGCACGCTTACCCTCGTCAGTTAGCGGTGAACCTAACGATTGGTTGGCATGCTCAAAAAGCCTATTCATTGACTGTCGTCCATACTCTCGCCAGTAGTGCTCAGTCTGCGATTCTAAATCACCAGCACGTTCAAGAACTCCGAAGACATCTTCAGCTCTTTCTTCAAGTTTGGCCAAGTTCGGATAGAGCTTAGCAAACTGATTACGAACTGCTGATACCTCTGGATCCTGTGGTGGCTGGACGCCTACGAGTGCATGAAGTTGGGACTGGACTTGTGATAGTTGAGATTTATATTCAGCTTCCCGGCGGGCAAACTCAGCATTTGCTTCCCGGATAGCTGCTTCCCTACTTTCCCGAATCCTATACGATGGAACCCATCCTTCAGGCGCACCTGATGTCGCTGGTGCCTGCGGAGCAGTCGGCGTCGCTGACTGCGGAGCGGCAGCCTGTGGTATCGCTGTGGCTGTAGCAGCGGGTTGCCCCGATGTCGCTGGAGCTGGCGTTGGTTCTGAGGACGGAGCGGTTACGTTTGTGTCTGCCATTAGCTCTCACCTTTGGTTTCGCGGTCAGTTCCGCGTTGAGACGCTTACTTCCTTCTACGATCAGTAAGCTGATTATATAAAGCCTATCTAGGCTGTGAAGGACTTAGACAGGACCCATCTGTGGGCCTTCATTTGGTCGAGTAGCATTACCTCTAGGAACGGTTTTGGGACTACCGGATTCTTTATTACTATTCCGCAGGGCCTGTCCGCCACCGGCCGCGACGACGTACTGGCGATGACGTTGCAGGAATTCTTTATTACTATTCCGCAGGGCCTGTCCGCCACCTGCAGCACCAGGACCTTCAGGTCCGGGGGCCGACATAGGGGGCGGCATAGCCATTATCTGAAGCTGCTGTAGATAAGCCGTAACCAGCTGCTCAAACATTGGGTTACTAGCTACAAGCTCACGCATTCTATCTGTATTTAACCACTTGATACATTCATTAAGATGAATTGGCCCGCTAAACCAAGGTTTAATGATAAGTGGTGGGGGGCCAACAGGCTGCTGAGCCCACCTTTCAAAGCTATCTTGGATCTGTAGGGCTGCCTGGACATGAATATCGAGGGCCGGAACTAGATCAGATAGACCAAAGTTACTCAGTAGGGCGTATTTCTGGTCTGGGTCGTTAGGATCTAGTAGACCAAGCTGATTTGCCTGCTCAATAGAGGCCCTTTTGCCTAAGGCTGTCTTCGGCATGTTACTTCCATCTTCGATTTGGATGGAAACCTGCCCCTGTAGCTGAGCATTCTCAAAATGTCTAAAGGTATAGCCTCGATTAGCCCCAATAACGACCCAGGTTCGTGTATGTGGGCCGAATTGACGCTCCATTTCTACCGCAAGGGAGGCCCAGTTACGATACATCTCCCCTCTGGCCTGGAAAACGGAGGTAAATCGACTCTGTGAGCGTTCAACTAAGAGCTGGAGGGCAGAGAAAGCCTCAACACCAGCAGGCTTTTGGCCCTTGATGATGTCGTAGGTACCAGCCATCTCCTCAATATCTTTTAGGATCTGGCTACGCAGCTGATAGAGAGAATTAGGAACCTCTTCGCCAGGAATTCGCTCTGGTTTGCCCTGCCCATTTGCAGCCATTGGATTCCACTTCATGACTAGCCCAGGTTCACCTGTGAATTGATCAATGCCGGCCCCTTCTGGAATCAACCAAATTGGGTTTGCCATGCGCTGGACAATGAGCTGGATAAGCGAATCTAGCTGATTTAGCTGATCTTGCTTCTGGATTAGTGGTGAAACTGCAGATCGGCCATACAATCGGCCACCTAGATGTTCATATTGAGCATGTAGGAAGGGGAATAATGGATTACCTTCGATGTCTTTGTATGGAATAGGCCCTGGTAAGCCCTCCTCAGGCATAACCATAAGCTGAGGGCTCTGATCCCCGGCCACTCGCATGACTAGACCCTCAGGAAATTCTGGTGTAGGGCGCAGCCAAAGCTCATATTCAGTAATGCCCTCTACTGTATGAGCACCAGCAGCACCTAGATACGCGAACTGTGAGCCTGTACCAACATCATTAGTTAGGGCTAAGGATTTGAAGATCTGCATCGACCGATCAGCCGGAGACTTTTCCCAAGTAAGCTTGGGCACTAGATCAGGCATATTAGCCTCGAACCAGTGTTTATCTCTCCATCTTAGGCGGATTATGTAAGGTAAATCGTCAAATCTAGTGATATTTGGTGGGAAGGCATACTCAAATGGACTTAGAGCAGTAGTTTTGCCCTTTCCAAATGATATCCATTCACCGATCTTTTGCCCATCAGGGCTTACAGCTGGCTGTAAGAAGTGACCCCCACACTGGGGACACGTATTACCAGCATCCATTATAGCTTTGGACTGAAAAATTCCCTGGCAAGCTGGACACTGCTCAGATTGAATAAAAGTTCTATTGAATCTGGCATCTCGATCCCAACTTAGCTGAAGGCAGGCATTACCACAAGTGATAAGCCAAAAGTCAGCTTCCCTCATTACTTGATTCATGTTATGCTCTTCATGAATCAGAGGACCAAGCTGATCTACAATTTCAGCTGCTGCAATAGCTTGTGCATCACTACCAACTGGACGGGCTGTAATAGATAGGTTAATCGCACCAAGCGTGGTTCTAATGGACTGTACTGTCTCTGCCATCTTGTTAGTAACTGGCCGAGGAATCCACTTTTGTAATCTTTTGTCAATCCACTCACGTCTAGTAGGGTGGAAGAAGATCCATTGTCTATTAGCTACATAGAATAGATCTCTAAGCCATTCACGTTCCCAGATCCAGCGGTATTCGGTAGACTCCCTTTTTAGTGCCCCAAACATTGTCAGTAACCGCTGAGCATCATATTCAGATGTCTTGGTTACTGTAGGGAAGGCAGAAGGAATACTCCCAGCTGCTATTAGACTATGGGTCTCAGTCTGAGAGCCAAATACTGTATTAGTAGATTCTGCTGTTATGTCAGGCAATGTAGTTTAGATATATTATTTATCTGTGTAAACTGGGAAGCCCATTTTCCGAGCCATGTCTTCGCCCATATCTTCAAAACTAAAGTCCTTAGGATTAAAGCTTGGGTCTGCTAGAGGCTGACGAACCAGCTCAGGAGCTGGGATTCTAATGTTATAGGCTTTCTCTAGTAGACTGGTGCGCTCTAGTTCTAGCTGATTTATCTTAATCCGCAGCCAGTCAGAAAGGATCTGTGATTTATCAAGCTCGCTTTTGAAGAGATCTCGCTCAGCTCTAACGGATGCAAGCTCCTTACGGAGATCATCAAAGCTTTCTTTGGAGATCTGAAACCATGATAGAGCTGCATTCGCTACCCACATTAGATGATCCCCCAACTAGTAAGGTTATTTATGACCAAAAGTCCCCAGTGATGCTTTCCGGCTCCTCAGGCTGGGGTTTATCGATTCGACGCATACGCTCAATGGTAGCTCTAGCTTCCCAGGGTAAGTGGGAAATATCTCTGGGCTTGTCTTGTGGCTCTACATACTTTGGTAAAATAGGCCAAGTCATGAGGGCATATCTTAAGCAATCTGGAAGCTCATCATCCTTTTTAAAGACCCGCTCACTGCGCTTCTCTTCCTTACGTGTCTCATTATCGGCCCAGCGATAAGCTTTTAATTGTCTAATAGTAAGGGGACATGCTTGCTCTACAAGCCAAAGCTGCTTAGCATGGAGCCAACTTTTGACCCGTTCAGTGCCGGCAATAACATCATTCTCCGCCTTCTGACAAAAGATCCCGTGCTGGGCAAGCTCTATAGTTTGTTGACGCTCATTCTTATTGATAGCCCACTTGACTGGACTATAGCCAGCCATCATCTTCAGGGAGCTGGCATGTTGGATAAATGGGCGGTTACGCTCTAGATATTCACCAACCGCAATCAAGCCAGCTTCAGTGGAGACTAGCTTGATCGCTCCGAAGGGATGATCTGCCCCAGTATCGATACCGATAAGCACTGGTCGGCTAGGATCAACCGCAGGCCATTCTGGTATGAGTTTTTTGACTTCTTCGGTGCTTCTGAGAATCTGTGGATCAACAAGGCCCCCGTAAACTGCACCTGTGAAGATAACAAAGTCTGCCTCATATTCCTGCCGATACATTGCATCTGACATCTGAGCACGTTCACGAGCTAGGAACTCAGCAGAGATGCGGGGATTAGCACTTTCTGAGGTTTTAGCGTGGCAGCCCCAGTAGCCAGGTAAACCGTCTTCAGCTGGTTTGTATAGTTCCTCGTAGACCCAATCATAACCGCGTGGAGAAGTTGTAAAGAAAGCTACTGTATCACCAGCTAATGATGGCCTGATAACTTCCCAGTGGGACTTGCTTAGCTCACAAACCTCATCAATCCATAACCAATCTAGGCCCTGTCCTCGGCCTTGGTCTGGATGTTCGAGAGTCTGGAAGTGGATCAGCGAGCCATTCTTCAACCGTAGATCTAGATATTCTGTGCTCCAATCAGCAACCCAATCTTCTGGAATGAGTTGCTGAAAGGCAGGAATGACATAACGATGGAGCTTTTGGTTAGATGGAGCACAAGCCCAACCTAGAGAGTTTGGGATTGTAGCCTCAAAAGCTCCTGCGATAGAGCCCCCCCTGGTCTTGCCAAATCGTCTACCAGCAATAATAGTAAGACGATCCCACTTCCGAAATCCCTTTGAACTGCATTTAGGACAGAGGAACTTAGTTTCTGCTACAGTAAACTCAGTTTTACATTTCCTGCAGACACGATCTTTGATTGCCTGCCAGAAGGCTTTTTGCTCAGGCTGATAACGAAGAGGTTCTGCTGGAAGGGATACCCATTTGGCCATTTACTTTTGGCCACTGAGATTTTTCAAAGCAATGACAGCCCTAGAAACCTTACTAACTAGTGATCCTTTAGGAGTTTCGGATTCTGGATCAGCCTCCTCCTTACCTGGAGGGCCTATATTAGCATAGGGCCGCCGTATTCTAGGGCTGTCGGCCATGATTTACTTTAGAGATAGGGGCTTATCAGAAACTGCTGCTAGAAAGATATTGGCTGCAGCACCTACATAGACCGCTACATTGGCTGGCAGATAACCTAGATAATGCCCACCAACAAGGACTACGTTAGTCCAGAATCGCTTTGATTTCCAGAAGGCTTTCCCACCTGAGGCAGCTGCTTTTGCCACCGTAGCAGAATCATCGATTACTTGGTTTGGATCTACTGGCATTTTATCTCCTTAGTCTTTGGCTTTCTTTAGGCCATTTACAGCTTTTTTGGCTGGAGTCATACCCTTCTTCGAGTGGGCAGTAGCGTAGAAGACTTGCTCACCCTTCTTTTCGCCATAACGCTCCTTCATAGAGCGCATGACTTTTTCACCTGAGCCTTTGAAGTATTTGCTGATCGGCATGACTAGCAAGTAGTAGTGGTATTAATTATCCAAATTGGCGTCAGTGGGCCAGTTGGATAAGTAGGATAGATGGGATAATAAGGAACTGTACGATACCAGCCACGCCCACAGTAAGGGCAATAACCACAGCTAGGACAGCAGGTTTGCTTTGGTTCGGGAGCCGGAACTGTAGTTGTTGGCACGACGACGGTCTGATTAGGTAGCGTATTGGTTTTGGTGGTCATATCTATTCTTTAAGCTCCTTTGGCTTCCCTACAATCTTGCCTTCAATAACCTTTGGAGCCTCCTCCCCATCCGGCATCTCGATCTTCAGGGCCAGATAAGTAGTATTACCATTATCGCCAGTACCCTTATAAGCTTGGTAATCCTTAAATGCCGTGCCCTTCATGGTTTCTAGGGTAGCCACCTTATCACGCTTCTCTAACCAATAATTTAGATTATCGACTGCCTTAGGGATAATCTCGTATTCAATGCGAGTCATTGGGTCACTAAACTGCAACCAGCCCTCATCCTTAGCTTGACGGATGATAGCCTGTAAAGTAGTCCTAGCAATCCCAAGCTTCGCCGCAACCTCTACGTTAGTAATCGTAGGATTCTTAAGCCGCATCGCTACCCACTGAGCAATATAGTAGCGAGCATTATCCTTACGTTTGAATAGGGGTAGCTCAGCGTGGATTACTGGAGCATGAGGATCTACGAATATTGTTTTCGTAGGCGCGGAACTCTCATCTGCCCCATCTGGTCTAACTGGTCCAACGAGGGCCTTCGAGGCCCTGGGGCGTGGGCTGCAGACAAAGCACCTACATCCAAGCTTGTGCTTTCCAGGTCCAACTTTGCGGAGAGGCGGGCTATCTGCTTCTGACAAAAGATGTCAAACCCTTCTGCCTCACTACTTAGTTGGCTGAGGCTGAGACTTCTTTGGATTGGGGACTTTGCCATCTGGTCTAAGCTCAGGGCGATCTTTCTGTGGAAAACTAGTTGCCATCATTAAACCTCATCTTCTTGGACTGTATCATAAGCTTCATGGAGCCAGCCATTTGCATCTGGACCGCCCTTCCGCTCAGGAACTGGATGATTCAGCTCATTAGCACCCACATTATCGTAGTGCTCATCCCATGAGGCAGTATTTGGAGTACTAGCCTCTGGGTTAATATTAAGGGTAGGCCTGCCTTCTCGCTGTGGGAGCGCCATATTATTCCTTTAGTATCAAGTAATTAAGAGGATCCAGGTGCCGCTGCTTTTGGCTATTGTACCTGGCATTTGTCAGCCTCAATATAGCTTGGTGGGGAGGGAGTAAGCTATAGAAGACAAAGCGGTTTTGTGGGTCTTGGATGAGTTAATAAATCATTAAAAGGTATGTTCAGAGTATAGCACAAGTATAGCTAAGTTGTCAAGTGGTCATTGTTTAATAGCTGTTTTACAGCATTTTTAGGCTTATGGAGGCTATATTACATGATTTTGGCATATAGGTATGTTTGACACAGCTAGCTTATGGTTATATACTATCACCATGCTTATATTTCTAGCCCTCATAGCCGCTGTCTACTACCTATCGTCTGGTCAAGATTGGCAAGGCAAATAGGGAGTGGGGAATTTTTCATACTAGGGTGGGGAAAATTTCTACTGACATATTCATGATCCTATATAGAAGGGGTATTTGTCAGTAAACTATAAATTAGCACTCTTGTTAGCTATCTATCTATCTAGATTTTAGCACTCTTTACCTTACACCCCGCCTTTGGCTTCCCAGAAAAACCAGGTTAAGCTAACAACCATTGTAATCAATGGGTTATAAGCTTAGCTTATTCAATAAGTGCCTAAAAGTGCCTGATTTTAGGCATATTTCAGCCTATCGACACCTGTCTGCCTATCCACTATTTCTCTCTAACCTACTGCAAACAAAGACTTTAGCCAGTTTGAACTTTTTTAAATTTTCTGGTGAAGACACCCCTCCCGGCTGGGGTGTGCATCTGTGTGCAGGAGGGGGACCCCGGGGTACTCTATATGACAACAGGGTACATCAGCTAAGTCCTTATGGCTCAGTGGGTTAGTACATCATCAAAGTAGCAGGGCGCTATCTCGTTAGCAGTCAGTAGGTTAGCATATACCAGACCAACCAGGTCGGACATCGTGCCATAATCAGACATGCCTGCTAAGTCTAAGCTGGCCTATCAGTTAGCGGTCTCATAATCGAACAGACTGGACATGCCAGGATATGACAAAGCGCCCATAAAGTCGGTCTGGTTACGTCTAAGTCGGCTTCTGTCATATGGCAGCGCGTTTGCTTGTTAAATGACGGGGCTGGAAGCCGGCGCCACTTGACATAATGGGCTGTCGGGAACCATAGACCAGGCAAGGCTTAGGCTGTTACTGGCACTAGGGGACAATGGATCGTTAGGTTCATTAGGTAGGCAGAACTGGAGTCTACAATGGACCTTGCACCCGAACACAAGCTAGATGCCACAGCCAAAGGACTACGCAAAGGGATCTACCTCACAACGTATGGCAATGCCGCATACGTCAGTGGACCTAAAGCCAAAACCGCCTATGACCTAGATATGGGCGAGCGAATCCCCATTTCAGAGGTAACAGCCGACTTCATTCGGACGGCTGAACCATCAGATTCTCCGAGCTGGAAAAGACGGGACTAGGCCAATGCTCAGCCTACTTAGGCTCGTATGGCACAACGTCAAGGCTCGCTGGCAAGAGTGGCGAGGCCAGCAAGATTACCTCTACATAGGCGATACTAATCGTTTTGACCGTCTCTGAATTCTCATTTCGCACTGCCTACCTAGTCAACCTAACGATCCAATCAATCGGCCCGGCTTGACCGCATCAGGCTGCGCTGTGGTAGGCTGAACGCACGTTACCGGCCGGCAATCATGCCGAGGCCGGGTTTCGCGTCCCCAGGGACGCTACAGAGGGTGACAACATGGCCGGAGAGATCGCGCGACAGATGGCGGCAACACCGACCGAACCGAGGAAGGAAAAGAGCAACCCGATTGCCAAGCTGCTAGGGAAGCCTACTTTTCGACTGGTGGCCAATCCCAAGTGGTACGAGGACAAATACGACAAAGCCAAGAGCAACATGCGATTGGCTCATGTCGATTTCGTTCTAGGCAATTTGGTCACGATTTCCGCGTCCATTTACATGGAACGGACAATCGAGCAACGGGCAGATGGCCGATACGCTCAGAAGTTTGAACGTTTCAGCCTGCCGAAAGGTATCACTGTAGGCAAGGACGACGCCGAAGGCCAGATCCACCTCGAAGAATTCAAAAATGAAGTTCTGGACGGTTTCGACGCCTGGATCAAGAACGTCGAGCAATCGTCTGGAGGCAAGGTAGGCCGTTCATCCGGGCGATCTGCTGGCGTCGAACGCTTGGAAGCGTAGACGTTCTATACGGTTCGGTCACAAGGCAAAGGCGGTATCGGAGCAATCCGGTATCGCCTTTTGTCTTTTCTGCCAGCTTTTCCCGCCAAGCCTGCTAGGGCCGGCCAGCTTTCGCCACCACTTTCGCTATCCCCGGTAGGCAAGCCTACCTCGACGATCGTTCGTCGATCCTGGGCCGTCCTGGGCCGTCCTGGGGGCATCCTGGGAACCGTCCGAAAACCCGTTTGACACGCCCCCCGCCGGCCGTGGTATCGTCACCCAGTCGGCGCAGGTCCGGCGGGAAGTCGGGCGCTAGAGTATATATTGCATAGTGAGTTATGCAGTATGCAAGGCAAGGCAGGTTGCTAATGAGTTTATCCCGTAGATTGTTGAGCATGACAAAGATTGATAACTTCATTCCTACCACACTTGGCTGTATGGTGTGTAAGGCTGTTGTTGATCTTCATACTTCACACTACGGTCGTATCGTTGTCTCATGGATCAAACTGAGAAAAGATAGCCTGACTCATTTTGTTATTGATGGGGCGGTTGCTAGTGTTCCTACCTCTGCTGAGCACTACTTCCCCAAAAAGATTACTGGTAGAGTATGTAAAGGGTGTTTTGATAAACTCTACAACACTACTTGGAGAGACAAGTCAAATCACCTTAGACGTGCTTTTGAAACCTTGCACGAACCTGTAATCCAACCAAAGAACGATGATTACGAGGCTGCTAAAATCACTAAAGGGCTTTATGCTCCTCATGCTGGTAAAGGTCTAAAAAGCACAATCATACACGAATCCAGACCACAGAAAGAGAAGCTGAAAGGATTCAACCGGAGATAGATTTTGGTCTGGTCTCAGTTTAGCATATCTGATGAGTCCTAATGGGACGAAACTAATCAAAACACTGATTAGTAATATGCTGGCCTTAAGCAAGCCTAGCTTGGGCGAAAACATCCTGATAAGGTGTGTGAGTAGCTGCCAACAAATTAGCCAGCCTTATCTGTCTCGTTCTCAATTGTCAATCTGACGAACGGACGTATAATGATTGACCACTTGCCGGCCAGTGCTAAAAGACCGGCAGCTAAGTATCCACAATGAATGGAAATGGTAACATGCCATGATTTCTAAACAACTACCTGATAATCCTATGACAGATCCTGAGATCCTTGAGTGGATCAATTGGTTGCAGAGATCAGGTAAGCTCATGGACAAACCTAAGAGCGCAAGGGCTCTGATTGTAGATCTAATCAGACATGCCAACACAGATCACATGTCTGTGGATGATAGGCAGATCTGTAGTCGAGCTTTGAAACTGCTGTTGCGTACTGATCCTAACTAGAGGACAGCTAATGGTTTTCAAACAAATCTCAGATGATCCTTGGTCTTCTGATTCCCTTTGGTTGCCTAACCAGCAGGAAAAAGCATTGAGGTTACAGAAGTTTATGTTATTAGCTTACTGCTTACCCCATCTGCCTGCTGCTGATAAAGACCTTAAAACATTGACAAACCTGGAGTTAGAGGCCTTACTATTACAAGGAGACTGGCCAACATGTTAACAGAGAAGCAGAGTAACAGCGTTCTGGCATGGCACTTTGTAGCTGATACTGGTTTGTTGCGGGATGGGCAGACCCTTGCTAGACGAAGTTATTACCATCTTGGTGAGCTAAAGATGTGTGTATCTGGTTTACATGCATCTATAAGGGCGCTTGATGCCTTGAAATATGCTCCAGGATCTATTGTATGTCGCGTTAGATGCAGTGGGGCCATTGTGGAGAGTGACGATAAGCTAGTAGCATCAGAACGCACTGTGCTATGGTATGCCGATGCTACAAAGGCATTGCATACATTTGCTTGTGATGAGGCTGAAAGAGCATTGTCTGCTATGGCTGATCCAGATCCAAGAAGCATAGCAGCTATTGCTGTGAAACGTAGATGGATTGATGGAAAAGCTACTGATGCTGAATTGGCTGCGGCAAGGGATGCGGCATGGGCTGTGGCAATGGATGCGGCATGGGCTGTGGCAAGGGATGCAGCAGGGGCTGTGGCAAGGGCTGCAGCATGGGCTGCAGCATGGGCTGCGGCAGGGGATGCGGCAGAGGATGCAAGGGCTGCGGCAATGGCTGCGGCAATGGGTATGGCAAATATCAGGCTTGAAGCCACTTTGAACCAGCTTGCCCCCAAATTTATTGAGGTTGAACCATGAGCCCTGCTGATTTTAGTTGCTATTGCTACCTATGTAGCCAACATCCTAATCTTGGAGCCTGCCTGTTACGAAAACCAAGTGTGGTCAAGATTGCATCCTATCTATCAAAAGGCATGAGAGATGAGGCTGCATTAGCCGATGGGCAATGGTTGCAATTGCTGAAGGCGTCATTTAGTCACGATCCAAGTAGTTTAAGCTGCCAAAACACCGACTAGGCATAGCGGAGTTGTAGGTATAATCCTACCTTGGATCACCAAATTCTGTTGTAGCGTGATATTGAAAGGAGTCAAAAATGCTGATGCACAAGTCTAGTTATGTTGCAATGTCCCTGCTTTTGATGCTGGCGTGCGGGGGTAAAGGTAGCAGTAATCCCACAGGACCAAGCACACCGATTCCTACTAACCCAATTCCTAACGTGGCTGGGAGCTATTCTGGCAATGCAACCTTCGTGTTTCCTGAGCTAGGACGCTCAACCCGATGCCCCGTCAACACAAGTGTCGCCCAGACTGGTAGTAGCATCCATATTGCCGCAATCTTATATGGAGGAAGCTGCAACTTTAGCCGTCCAGGAGGGGAATACACAATTGATACTGCTGGCACAGTGATGTTTGGTAACTCGATTTCGTACTACGAACCAAGTTGTGGCACTTACAGACTTGCCAGAAATGGAGAGTTCTCAGGATTGGAATTGAGATTTTCAGAGATTGCCACATCGGGCCTCTGCTACAACTACAATGCAACCGTAAACCTATCCCGCTAGGAGACAAAACCATGCGCAACTTGCCCATCTTTCATCATTTGTTTCGTGTCGTTGCTGGACTTGACATCGTGATTGGGGCATTGAAAGATCTTGCAGGAGTTCTAGGTTATGGAAAAAACAACAACTAAATTACTTGCTGCACTGGCGTTCGGCGGCATGGCAGTCTTCACTATTTGGAAGGTTTTTAGGTTGCCAATATTGGTACTTTCTTTGGTCGTTAGCATAACGTGGTTGACTCCAGGTTGTGAACGACTGATCGGCCGCTGGAATGATAAAGCTGTGACCGATATAAAGGTTAAAGCGGCAGAATTTGCTGCTAGGGCAGAAACTGCTGAAAAGGCACGGGCAGAATTTGCTGCTAGGGCAGAAACTGCTGAAAAGGCACGGGCAGAATTTGCTGCTAGGGCAGAAACTGCTGAAAAGGTTTTTCGTTCGCATACCGTAAAGCTTGGTCCTTATTACAACATCTACTTTGTTCCGTGTTACCGGATCACGAGCACTGACCGTCTTCCAGAATCTTATCGCCAACAACTCGCTACCATCGTGAGCAAGATGGAGTCCGACGGTGAACCTGAGGACGCCATTCGTGCTAAGGTTGCTGATTTTAAGAAGATGTATGGTCGTCAGTCCGAGAGGGTCTATTGTGGCTAGCCTTGAGATGTATCAAGGCGGTGCAAGTGCTACGCAAGCAGGGTGGCTGGACCAACAGGAATTGGGCTGATCTCCCCAAGGCTTGTGCTGGAGTGACATGGCATTAAAGATCATAAGCCGTGATTGTATCTCTTGTGGTGTTTGCCTTCCAGTATGCCCAAATAATGGGATTTCTGTTGAGGGTGGGCATTATAAGATTGATCCACAGCTTTGTACAGAATGTGTGGGGAAGTTCAGCAAGCCTCAGTGCGAGCAAGTATGCCCGGTTGGGTGTATAGAACCTGCCATAAAAAGGTCGGTAGCGAAGCGTCGATGGTTATGGCTTTAACAGAGGGAAGTATACTAGTATGAAACAAATTTTGGCCTGGCATTTCGTTGCAGATTCAGAACTATTGCGGGATGGCCATAGGTTGCATAGGGGGCTATATGCCTACAGTGGACCACTTACCATGTGTAAGTCTGGGCTGCACGCTTCTAGGCGTATTCTAGATGCACTGCAGTATGCTCCAGGATCAATTGTATGCCGTGTTAAGTGTAGTGGTAGGCAGATTGCGAAGAAGGACAAGTTAGTGTGTACCAGACGCAATGTGCTTGATTATCTGGATGCTACTAGCATTCTGCACGAATTTGCTTGTCAGTGTGCAGAAATAGCCCTGATGCTTACAGATGTGACTGATGATTGCTTCTGGAATGCTATTGAGACAAAGCGTCAATGGCTTGTTGGGAAAGCTACTGATGCTGAATTGGCTGCGGCAGGGGCTGCGGCAATGGCTGTGGCAAAGGATGCAAAGAATGCGGCAGGGGCTGCGGGTATGGCTGCGGCAATGGCTGCGGCAAAGGATGCAAAGAATGCGGCATTGGATGCGGCAAGGGCTGCGGCAATGGCTGCGGCAGGGGATGAGGCATGGGCTGCGGTAAGGGATGCAAGGGATGCGGCAAGGGCTGCGGCAAGGGCTGCAGCATTGGCGGCAAGGGCTGCGGCATACATGAAACTGAACGCCGTGCTAGAAACCACAATCCTGAAATACATGCCAGGAATTAGCTAACCATGTCGGGATCAGATCCCATAAAAGGCTAGGGGGAATTAATGTCAAAGTCACTGCGTAGTTACCACAGAAGTCAGCGAATTGAAGTCATCACTAGGAGATTGAAACAGGGTGAAAATGGGCTAGGTTACTGGGCTGCTGTTGCAGCAATCCAGCACCACAGGAGGACTCCAAATCGTAGTGACTTGCAGATAGAAAATCAAGGGGTTGAGGCACTGTTGAAACAATTGGAGAAATAAGCATGGCAGACATTGAGTCTAGCATTCTGGGGTGGCACTTTGTTTCATCGACTGGCCTACTCAGAGATGGCCAGAAACTTGAATGTAAGTTGTATGAGTGGGATGGTCAACTGAAGCTTTGCGAGGCTGGATTTCATGGGTCCGTTATGGCACTTGATGCACTGAAATACGCTCCTGGGCCACTCGTGTGCCAAGTAAGGTCTAGTGGAAAAATCCTCCACGATATTGACAAATACGTATCCAATCGTCGTGAGGTGCTATGGTATGCCGATGCTACAAAGGCATTGCATACATTTGCTTGTGATGAGGCTGAAAGAGCATTGTCTGCTATGGCTGATCCAGATCCAAGAAGCATAGCAGCTATTGCTGTGAAACGTAGATGGATTGATGGAAAAGCTACTGATGCTGAATTGGCTGCGGCAGAGGATGCGGCATTGGCTGCGGCAAGGGCTGCGGCAAGGGCTGTGGCAGGGGATGAGTCATGGGCTGCGGCAGAGGATGCGGCATGGACTGCGGCATGGAGTGCGGCATGGAGTGCGGCATGGGCTGCGGCAAGGAATGCGGCATGGGCTGAAGCATTGGCTGCGGCAGAGGATGCGGCATTGGCTGCGGCAAACCAACGCCTAGAAGCTACTTTAGTTCAATTAGCGCCAAAATCCTGGGAGACCATATATGCTAATCAT